TGGGCAAGCACAGCATGGCTGAACAAAAGCTGAGCCATGCAGAAGCCATCCTGGAGCACCTGGTTCAACTGGCCAGGGCGCCCGGGTGGAAGGCCTACGCCTGGGCCGCCGCCAAAGAGTTCGAATCCATCAACCCCTATGACCTGCAGGGAATGCAGGAAGCACTAAAGCAGCGAATGACCGCTGAGAAAGCACCACAATGAAGTTGGCAGTAATCGGGACAGTGACCGCTGTTCACGCAATCGAAGGCGCAGACCGCATCCACCAGGCCATCGTCAGCTGCGGCGACGAAGGCACCTGGTCCGGGGTGGTCGGAAAAGACATCAACCTGTTCAGTCGCGTCATCGTGTTTCTGCAGGATGCAATCCTCCAGCCAAGCGATCGCTGGGATTTCATGGAGCGCCACAAATGGCGCGTGCGCATGGCCCGCTTCAAGGGCGTGCCCAGCGAGTGCGTGATCGTCAAGGCAGATGGCCTAGAAGGCCTGCAGCTGGACGGCATCGACATGACTGAGGCCCTGGGTGTCACCAAGTACGAAAAGCCCATCCCGGCCGCGATTGCCGGCGACGTGCGCGGCAACTTCCCGAGCTTCATCCCCAAGACCGATGAGCCGAATTTTCAGCGCGTTCGAGGCCTGGAGGAGCTGATGCACGGCTCTGACTGGGTGGCCACCCTCAAGTACGACGGCACGAGCTGCACGGTCTGGAATGACGACGACGGCATGCACGTTTGCAGTCGCAACCTTGAGCTCAAGGAGTTCACGGCCAGCGGCGCCGGCAACGTCTACTGGCAGGCCGCGCGCAAGTTCGGCCTTGAGCGACTGCCGCATGGCTTTGCTCTGCAGTTTGAAGTCGTCGGCCCAGGCATCCAGGCCAACCCAATGGGCCTGACAGAGCTCGAGATCGCAGCCTTCACGCTGTACAACATCACGGAGCGTCGCCGCGCCCATTTCGGCGCACTGGTTGGCATCTGCCAGGGTCTCGAGATCCCCATGGCATCTATCGTGGCCGCGGGCTCTGGCTTCCCTGGTCACGACGCAATCCGCAACATGTCCAGCGCGGCCGAGTACGGCGAGAAGACGCCGGGTGAAGGCCTGGTATTCCGAGACGTCAACAGCTCGTACAGCTTCAAGGCGATCTCGCTCGACTACAAGAACTGATTGCTTAAATCGGACGGCACCTCTGCGTAGCGGGGGTGAAGGCCCGGGGAGTTCCCGGGCGGCACCGTCGGCGTATGTCGTAAGCGCCAAACCGAACACCATTCTTTTGGTTGTGCCGCCAACAATTTGTTGCATAATACGGAGCACCAACAAGAACTTTGAGAGAAATCATGAAGCAAGTAGTTCACGACCAGGGCTCGCGGCCCATCAAGATCTGGACCGAAGACATCGAGGTCGAGGCGCTCACACAACTTAAGAACCTGGCTCGCCTGCCTTTCATTGCCTCCAATGGCGTGGCCTGCATGCCCGATGTTCACGCCGGCATCGGCTCAACAGTGGGCACCGTGATCGCAACCGACAAGGCTGTGATCCCCGCTGCGGTTGGAGTTGACATCGGCTGTGGGATGAACGCCGTGCGCCTCTCGCTCAAGGCGTCCAATCTGCCCGAGTCGCTCAAGTCGATCCGTGATCAGATTGAGCGCGATGTGCCCCTGGGCGCAGGCGGCGCGCACGACCACACAACCGACATCGGGCTGATTACCGCGGAGATCCAGCGCACCGTGGTCGACCCCCTGTTCGGCGGCAACCTCGACAAGTTTCTGGTCAAGGCGTCAACCCAGATGGGCTCGCTCGGCTCCGGAAATCACTTCATCGAGCTGTGCGTCGACGAGAACCAGGACGTCTGGATCATGCTGCACAGCGGCTCGCGCGGCATTGGCAACATGATCGGCAAGCACTACATCGAGAAGGCCAAGCGAAACATGGAGATGTTCTTCATCACCCTGCCCGATGGCGACCTCGCCTACCTGCCCGAGAACACCGATGACTTCAACGACTACATGGCCGCCGTCGAGTGGGCCCAGGGCTACGCGCTGGAGAACCGCGCTCGGATGATGGCCAAGGTGATTGCAGCTCTGCGCCGCCACATCCCCGTCGAATTCACCATCACCCAGGAGGCGATCAACTGCCACCACAACTACGTGGCACGCGAGAGCCACTTCGGCAAGAACCTGTGGGTGACCCGCAAGGGCGCAATTCGGGCCCGTGAAGGCGATCTGGGCATTATCCCTGGGTCAATGGGTCAGCGCAGCTACATCGTGCGCGGCAAGGGCGATCTGCAGTCCTACTGCTCATGCAGCCACGGCGCCGGCCGCAAGATGTCGCGCACCGAGGCGCGTCGCCGATTCACCCTGACCGACCTGGTGGAGCAGACCCAGGGCGTTGAGTGCCGCAAGGATGACGCGGTGCTGGATGAGATCCCCGGCAGCTACAAGGACATCGACGTGGTCATGTCCAACCAGACCGACTTGGTCGACGTGGTTCACGTCCTCAAGCAAATTTTGTGTGTCAAAGGCGCGTGAGCGCAGAAGGAAAATCATGAACGGAAAAACTGCAAAAAAGTTGCGCAAGATGGCTGCCATCGAGATGTACACCAACAAGGAGAACGTGCCCCGCGAGCTTATTGTCGCCACCATCAGGGGGCACGACCGGGTCATCAACGAGCCGATGTCCACCCGTGCCATGTACCTGCAGTTGAAGCGCGCCTATGTCAACTTCAATCCTGGCCAGCGCTAATCCCGACAAAATCGGTCGGACATCTCTTTTTTTGTTTGCTGCCCAACATTTTGTTGCATAATCAACATCATGGATAAGCAACAACAAACCGACTACTACACCGGCCGCATCAAAGAGATGTTGCGGAAGGTCCCCGACAAGGTGAACAACGGCTCTTACGAGACGTCGGTTGCCTTCAAGAAGCAAGCCGTCGAGGCCCAAAAGGTCATCGCCAGTTCGCGCACCAAGCTGGAGAAGCTCATTTACGTTCACAACCAGCTCTCCTCGTACTACAACTGAAGAAAGGCCAGTCATGGCATCCGTAAACAAGGTCATTATCGTTGGCAACCTTGGGAAAGACCCCGAAGTCCGCTACATGCCAAGCGGCGACGCAGTCGCCAACATCGCCGTCGCAACCACTGACAAGTGGAAAGACAAAGCAACAGGCGAAGCCCGCGAACAGACAGAGTGGCATCGCATCAGCTTCTTCGGAAAGCTTGCTGAGATCGCCGGCCAGTACCTGGTCAAGGGCAGCCAGGTCTACATCGAAGGCAAGCTGCAAACACGCAAGTACACCGACAAAGACGGTGTCGAAAAGTTTGCGACCGAGATCAAGGCAGACACCCTGCAGATGCTCGGCTCACGCGGCCAAGGCGGCGCAGGTGGCGATGGCGGCAGCGCTCCTCGTCAGCAGCCAGCCCGCCAGCAAGACAGCGGCTACGGCGCACCTCAGCAGCGTCAGCAGCGCCCACAGGCACAAGGCCAGGCACCACGTCAACAAGCGCCAGCAGCGGGCGGGTTTGACGACATGGACGACGACATTCCCTTCTGAGCTCAACAATTTCATCAACCAAACCAAGGAAACCCATGACTCAAGTCATCTCCCCCACCCCCGGCCGCATTGTCTGGTTTTATCCAGCTCCTCATGACGGCATTGGCCGCATCGGCGGTCAACCCCTGGCAGCCATCGTGGCCGGCGTTCACAACGATCGCCTGATCAACCTGGCTGTGTTTGATGCCTACGGCAGCACCCAGCAGCGCAGCAATGTTGAATTGGTGCAACCCGACACCACAACGCCGGACGGCGGCGCGTACGCCACCTGGATGCCTTATCAAATCGGCCAAGCCACCAAGGCCGGGTCCGTGCAAGAGCCCGTGCAGGAGCCCGTGCAAGAGCCTGCGCAAGAGGCCGCCACCAACCCTTTTGCTGAAACCGACGGCACATCCGCGTCGGAGACCGGCTTGGTTGGCGACGCTGACGCAGTAGCCGAGACCGAAGAGGCTCCGGCCAAAGCGTAACGAATAGGGCCGAAAGCGGATGCCGTGGGAGCGATTAGCGATCTACCCACGGACGCAGCGAGTAGGCCCACTTTTAAATCACCAGGAGAACCACATGAACTTCCGCAAAACACCAGCCACGACACTCAAGCCCGTCCGGGCAATCAAAGAGGCGATCACCGCACGAATTCGAAACTCAGTCACCGGCGAGACAGAAGTGGTTGTGAACACCCCCGGCCTGATTGAAGCCGTCTCGCGCGAGCGTCACATCCCACGTCACTCCAGCATCGATCGCATGCTCACAGGCCTTTCCAAGCCCGCCCTCGAGCGCGTTCTGGCAAGCGTCTCTGCGTAACTCCAAAGGCAGTCGATGTTCAAACAAGCAATCATTTACAAGCTGGCCGACAAGATCGGTCACAGCCTCAGCGAGCTGAGCGAAAAGCTGTCCAGCGCCGCCTTCGCCTCATGCGGCCCGACGCAGGACAAGTCCATCGGCTGGACTCCCCCTCGCGAGGAAAACGGCGCTTTCGTCGAATCCGTCGGTGGGCAATGGATCGCCAAGCTGGCCATTGAGACCAAGTCGGTTCCATCCAGCGAGGTCGACAAGCTGGTCAGCGCGCAGATCGAAGCCATTGAGGCGGCCACTGGTCGCAAGCCTGGCAAGAAAGAGCGGCGCGACCTCAAGGACGAGGCCGTGTATGCGCTGCTGCCTAAGGCATTCCCCAAGCTCAAGCACATCTTGGTGTGGATTGACCCCAAGGCCGGCACGCTGGTCATTGGCGCGGGCTCGCAGTCTGCCGCCGACGACGTCGTCTCTGCGCTGCTGCATTCAGTCGAGGGCTTGACGGTCTCGCTGATCCAGACCACCACATCACCCCAGGCGGCCATGACGCAGTGGCTGCTGAGCGACCACCTGGACATGCCCGGCGCATTTGCGATTGAGCGTGAGTGCGTGCTCAAGTCCAACGGCGAAGACTCTGCCACCGTGAAGTTCGCCAAGCACAACCTCGACAACCCCGAGGTTCGCAAGCACATCACCGAAGGCAAGCTGCCCACGCAGCTGGCAATGAGCTGGGACGGCAAGGTGAGCGTCACGCTGACCGAGCACCTGCAGCTCAAGAAGATCGCGCTCTTGGACGGCGTGATGGATGCGTCGGGCACCGACAAGAACGAAGACCGCTTCGACTCCGATGTTGCGCTGTCGACCGGCTTGCTGGCGCCGATGATCGCCGAGCTGATTGAGGCCCTGGGCGGCGAGATGCAAACCGGAGAAACCGAATGAGCACCAACGAACAAATACTCCAGCAGATCGACGACCTCGTCGCATCGAAGACGTTCGGCCTGGACGCGCTTGAGGGCATCAAGGCTATCAAAGACAGCTTGCAGTCGACGCTCAACGAACGAGACCGCTTGAAGAAGCAGGTCGATGACCTCCTTCAGAAGAACAGCCGCCAGTTCGACGACATTGAGCTCCTGAGTGCCCGCCTCACAGAGCAGGCCAAACAGGTCGACGCCATGCGCGACGCGGTTGCCAAGGGTAATGACGCGGTCTGGGAAAAGAAGGTCGCCGAAGCCAGCGCCGGCGCCTACAAGGACGCAATGGCCATGGTTTTCAAGCCGCACGCCGTTCGCGAGACCGTGCAGCGCAACGTGGCGAGGCCCGTGGAAGGTCATCCCGGAGGCAACGGTTCGTACCCAACACCCGGCTATCTGGCATCGGGCACAGAGTCCGAATCGGTTACACGGGAGGACGCATGATCGAATTCATCAAGCGCCTCTTCAAGCGCGAGCCGCAGCCTGACGTGTTGCTGGTCGATGACAACGGCAGCATCTCGCTGCATGTGAGCCGGATTGTTGCCCGTAGGCGTGTCGTTGATTACAGCGGTGGCGTGCTTATGCTGGGTGACGAAGGCAAAGTTCGCGGCAGCCACTGGGTCAAGACGTGGGAGGAGCTATGACCAAGCCCCTCCTGATCGGCCTGACAGGCTACGCCGGCAGCGGCAAAGACACGGTGCGCGAGATCCTCGAGGAGCGTCACGAGATCGACGGCATCGCCTTTGCCGACCCGATCCGAGACATGCTGAGCGCGCTGTTTGACAGCATCGGCGTGGACAACGGCTGGATGACTGACCGTGACCGCAAAGAGGTGGCAATCCCTGAGATTGGCGCCAGCTACCGAACCCTGGCCCAGCAGCTGGGCACAGAGTGGGGGCGAGCCATCAACCCCGATCTGTGGCTCAAGATCGCGGCCGCCAAGATCGCCATGTACGCGCGGCACGACAGCCGCGGTGTGGTGATCAGCGATGTGCGTTTTCCAAACGAGGCAGCATGGGTCAAGGCCCAGGGCGGCGTCATCTGGAAAATCATTCGCCCAGGCGTCGAGCCCGTGCGTGCGCATGCCAGCGAAGACCTGATCGCGAGCCTGCCCTACGACTACGTCATTGACAACAGTGACTCAATCGATCGGCTCAGGCACGCGGTTGGCGCGGCGCTCGAGTACGGCGTCAACGTGGAGCACGCATGAGCTTGCTCACCGCTCTAGGGTTGGCGTCGATGGTGTTTGTTGCGGTGTTCACCTGGTACAACTATCGCAACAACACTGGCGCCGGCCAGACGCCTCGCTGGGCAATCGTTGAGTCGTGGGTTCACATCGTTGTCGGGTTTGCTCTCAACATGGGAATGAACACAGTGATGATCCCACTCATGACTGGCGGCTACGGCGTGACACTCTCAACCAACTGGTGGGGCGGGTGGTGCTTTACCGCTGTTTCGCTGGTCAGGACATACCTCATCCGCAGGGCCTCGAATGCGCTTCACAGTGCGTCGTGATTTTTTCTGGCCTGGTGTGCTACAATTTGTTGGCACACCAACAAAACCTTCACTATGAAATCCAACTTCAAACAAACCGCCGACTGGCTCAAGGCCTGCGGAAAAGAGCCAAACGACAAGAACCTGGGCACCCAGGTCGGCTGTCACTTTGAGGAGATCTGCGAGCAGCTCGACGAGCTGATTGTCACTGGATCTGCGGCCGACAACGAATCCCTCGTGTTGGTCTCCACCCGCCTCAAGGGCCTGGCCCACCGCCTCAAGCAGGGCGCAACCAGCATCCGCATCAAGGATCGCGTGAACTTCCTGGATGCCTTGTGCGACGTTGAGGTGACCGGAAACGGCGTCGCCTACTTGGCCGGCATGGACAAAGAAGAGGCTGATCGCCGCGTCATCTTCTCGAACAACCTGAAGCTGAATGAAGACGGCACTGCAGTGATTTTGCCCGGCGGCAAGATCGGCAAGTCAAGCCGGTTTGTGAAGCCGTTCCTTGGTGACTGCGTATGAGCGGCCCAACCGTCGAGCTGCCAGGCAGCTTGAAGAACGATCAGCGCTTCAAGCTGTGCGGCAAGTGCGGCAAGCAGAAGGACCCAGCGGGTGGCATTGAGATGTCGCCCGGCAAGTGGCGGTGTGTTGGCTGCTGGCGCGGCTTCCAGGCGAAAAGGAAATAAAGATGAGCCAAGAAAAATTCACCAAGGAAGCCGAGGCTCTCGGCGAAAACATCACAGAGATGCTTGCCTCTACCGCAGCGGTCAAAGGCGAGGCGTTTGCCAACGCGGTGGCCATCAACTTCGAGTGCGTTCAATTGATGGACATGGTCGGCAAGCTGACCATGATTGCCGACGAGGGCGCAAAAGAGGCGGCACTTGCATTGCACGAGGCCTGCCTGAGCATCGTTTCAAGCATTGGCGCAAAGGCGTGCGGCGACATCAGCGACAAGGACCTCGAGGAGGTCATGAGCATGGGCCGAGCCCTCAACAAGCGCCGCAACGATTTTGCGGCCGACGTTCTGAAAAGGATGAGCGATGCAGACTGAACGCACACTGGCACTCGAGGCCATGAAATTTGCCCGCTCGGCGCACGCGCACCAGCTTCGCAAGTACACCGACAACCCCTACTCCGACCATCTCGCGGAGGTGGCCGGCATTGCAATGTCGGCAGGCTGGCACAACTCTCAGATTCACCCCGACAAGCTTTTGGCTGTGTGCTGGCTGCACGACTGCGTTGAGGATCAGGGCGTCGACCCGGCGGAGCTCGAGAAGCTGTTTGGCGTTGACGTGATGGCTGGCGTTGTCATGCTCTCTGATGTTGAAGAGGGCAACCGCGCTGAGCGCAAGGCCGCATCGCGCCGTCGCCTCAATGCATCACCCGGGTGGGTCCAGACGATCAAGGTCGCGGACATGATGAGCAACACCTCATCGATCGTCAAGCATGACCCGAAGTTTGCGGTGACCTACCTGGAAGAGAAGCGCCTGATGCTGGCCGTCTTGGACAAGGCTGACCGCAACCTGCACGCCATGGCCATGAGCCAGCTGCACCATTGCGAGGGTCTGCTCGGATTGGCTATTCAGCACGTCAAGCCAGGGCCGGAGCACGAGGAAGTCGAGTGAAGCTCATCCGCCTGCCGGACGTACTCGAGCGCGTTTCGCTCAAGAAGACCGCGGTCTACAAGATGATGGCCCAGGACGAATTCCCCAGACCGGTGAAGATCGGCACAGCCAGCGCCTGGGTTGAGCAGGAAATCACTGACTGGATTGCGGACCGCGTTGCTGAGCGTCAAGCCACGCCGACCAGTCATGCAGCATCTTGACACGATCCTGCCAAAACTCAGCACGGTTGTAGGCCCGCTTGATCTTGTTCTCTTCCTCGTGTGACAGCTGCTTCTCAATGAAGCGCTCGTCCACCTTGAGCTGCTCGGCCAGAATCGTGTGCGCCATGGCCCTGAAGCCATGTGCCGTGTGCCTTCCGGCGTAGCCCAAGGTATCCAGGGCGCCCTTGAGCGTGCCCTCGCTGATCGGTTGGTCGTAGCGCCGGCCAGGAAACAGCCAACCCTCATCGCCCACGATGCCCTGCAGCTGGCGCAGCAACGCAACCACGCGCGGCGACAGCGGCACCCAGTGCTCGCGACCCATCTTCATCCGGCTCTCCGGGATCGCCCATCGGCCGGCGGTCAGGTCGAACTCGCTCCACTTGGCCTCACGCAGTTCAGTCGGCCGCTGAAACAGGTGCGCGGACAGCAGCAGCGCCAGGCGCACCACCGGCTGGCCATAGCCGTCAATCGCCCGCAGCAAAGGCCCAACGTCGTCCGGGTTGGTGATGGCTGCAAAGTGCCCCTCCTCCGGCGCCATGAAGCTTTTGAGGTGGCCGGTAGGCACTGGCGAGCTAGGCACGATCTCGGCGTCCAGGGCGAACTCGTACATCTGCTTGAGCCACATGCGCAGCCGGCGCAGCATGACCAGAGCGTTGCGGCGCTCCATCTTGCGCAGCAGCGCGATGATGTGCCGGCGCTCCACTTTGCCCGGGTGCAGCGCGCCAATCTCGGGCAGCACATCCTTGGTGAAGGCGGCCTGGATGTTGCCGATGTACACCGTCGAGCCCCGGTGCTTGTCCAGCCACATGACCATGAGATTGCGCACCGTGAGGTCGCCGTGCTCGGCAACGGCCTTCTTGGCCCGTTCCTGGCGCTTTTTCTCGGTAGGGCTGACACCGGCCGCAGCCACGTCCCGGGCGTCGTCAGCGAGCGATCTGGCGCGCTTGAGCGTGACGTCGGGCCACTTGCCCAGGGTGACCGGCCTGCGCTTGCCGGCCATCGTCACCAGCAGCTGCCACGAGGCCGTGCCGTTCTCGCGCACCACCAGGTGCAGGTTGTTGCCGTCAGCGATTCGAACGCGCGTCCTGTCGGCTGCTGCGCGTGCGGCCGCTTCCTTGTATTTCGACTCCAGCGATGCGACCGTCAGCAGGTCTCTGGCCATGACCACCTCCCTGGTATCACGGTATCACAGGAGGGCTCCGGTAACACAGCCAGTATCTCAGGCGTGCGCGGCTGGCGGCGAACGCGAACGGACGTCCGCGAACGGGGATTCGGAGGAAAATCAGGGACTTAGGTGGTGGTTTGGAAGCCAGCGAACGCTCGCGGAGGGGTCGCTGGCGGAGACGGACTCTTTCGAAGAGCCTTATTTCATGCGGTTCTTCAGGCGGTGTAGCGCCAGTACCACAATCAGTATCACTCAGCAGGTGCGCCAGATAGCGTACAGCGCCAGCGCGATCGGGATTGCAGTGACAGGATGCGCCATCGCCAGGGCCAGTAGACCGATGAGGATGAATGCAGCGCAGAGGTATGGGGCATGTTGCATTTCCCATTCTACGCGAACTCATTTTTGCAAGTTGTTGACCCCAAAAGAAAAAAGCCCACCCCAAAGGGTGGGCAAAGTGTCGGTATTTGTTGAGAAGTACCGTCAGTTTGATGCGCGCTCGAGCTCCTGGCGCACTGACTGGCGGATCTCTTTCGGAGCCGTCTTCTCCAGGCGTCGAGCTTTTTCCATCATCGCCTGCTGCACGCGGCGGTTGATCTGGCTGGCGTCGATGCTGATCGGGCTCTCTGGGTTCTTGCGGTTCCACTCGGCGAGCTCGGCCTTGGCCTCTTCGACCTTGGATGGGTTCTTCTCGATCCGGCCGGCGGCCCACTTGTCGGCGATCTCGGTCTCGCGCAGCTTGTTCTGGCCGATCAAGTTCTGCTGAGTGCCCGTGGCATCCTGCACTCGCTTGACGGTGGCAGGCTGGAAGCCGACGGCCTTGGCCACTGCCTCCCATGGCTCGATGTCGATGACCTTGCGACCCCTGGTGTCGCGGTACATACCCATCACCGCCATGTCGACGGCCTTGATGACGTTCTGAGCGGCAACTGGAGCGACCTCTTTGGCGGCTCCGGCAACGTCGCCCTGCGCCAGCTTGCCTGCGCCAGTGGCCACCTGCTTGAACAAGGAGCCAGCCGGCCCGAAGATCTCGCCGACGTCGCGGCCATAGTCGGTCTTCTTCGTGAAGATGCCGGTGCCAGGGATCAGGTTGCCCAGGCCCAGGCGGCCAGACAGATCGATTGGCGCACCAGGCAGGCCTGTCAAGCCGGTCATCACGAACTCTGCGCCGGACTGGCCCAGGATCGAGGCGAAGAATTCCTTCTTCGCTTGCTTGCTGTCGAAGCTCTTGCCAAGCACGCGCTGGGCGAAGCCGTCAATGACGTCATCCAAGTCGTCAGCGCCAGGCATGCCGCCCAGGCCGGCGCTCATGAAGAGCACGCCGAGCGCCAGGCCGACAGCCTTCTTGCCCTCGGGTCCGTTGCCCCACATGCGGCGCAGGAACTCGACGTAGGAGATCGAGTACTGCTTGAAGGTGAACAGCGTGCCACCGATGGCGCCACGGGCCCACGCGGGCTTGTTGCCCTTGTTGTAGATGCCCTGGGTTTCGGCGATGGTTTTTTCGGCAAAGGCGAATGGGTTTTCGATGCCCTTGTCACGAGCCAGCTTGTAGGCGGCAATGAAGGTGATGCGGCGGTTGAACTGCTCGGCCGCGGAGAAGGCCTTGCCCCAGGCCAAGCCCAGCTTTGCGGTGAAGTTGTTGGCTTTGGCCGCAGCGTCACCCATCTTGGTGCCGTCGCCGGTGATCAGGGAGCCCCTGCCCCGGGCCTGCGCCATGAGCTGGTGTACTTCCTGGGGGCTGACAATGCCCTCGTCTTCTGCGCGCTTCAGGGCGTCCTGCAGGTCGGCGTCGTTACGCACCCCGCGGGTCGCCAGCTTCATGGCCTCGCCCATGCGCCGGGTCGCACCCGTCACGCCGTCGAACTGCGCCAGGTAGGGAGCGGTCATTGTGAACGGCTGTGTCATGTTCACCAGGGCCGATGCAATCGAGCCGCCGATGAACTGGGTGAACAACAAGCCGCGGATGGCTTGAGCCTCTTCCTGTGGGTTCTGGATGTACTCCATCAGGCGGATCGCAGCGTCCTTGACGTCGCCGTCCTTGACGTCCGCAGCGGCCTTGCCGATCTCGCCTGCGTGCAGGTTGGTCGAGATCTGGCGGGCGTTGGAGTAAACGAAGCCAGCCAGCACGCGACCTGCGTCCTCGCTGAAGCCGTCGATACCCTTGCGCTCGATCAGGCGCTTCATGGCCGATCGGTTGGTCTTGGCGACCTTCAGGTACTGCTGGAAGACCTCGGACTTGGTGTCGATGCCCGATTCCTCGAGGCCCAGCGAGTCACCGAACAAGGCCAGCGTCTCGGGCGTCACGCCGCTGAAGAGTTTGTAGCTCTCCTGGCTCATGGTGCTCGTGCTGACCGTTGCATCGGGGTACTGCTGGCGCATCTCGCGCGCCATCTTCTGAGCGTCGCGCTCGTTTTCGAACATGCCGAAGTACAGCTGCTCGCCGTCCTTGCCGACCACGTAGGTGGTGTACTGGCCAAAGCGAGACAGAGGCGCGTAGCCGCGGTCCATCAGGCGGTTGGCCTGGTCGCCCTTGAGCTCAATGGCTGTTCGGGTTGATTCGAGCAAGTCAGTGCGTGTTGGCTTCTCGCGAGCCAGGTCGCCCAGGTGCGAGTTGATGATGCCGACAGCGACGTCCACGTTGCCGCTGGCCATAACGGTCTCAGCGATGTCGCGACCGTCTTCGCCCAGGTAGCGGACCATGTCCGACAGCGCCAGGTCGGTGACGCTCTGATCAACCGACTTGCGGAACTGGCGGTACAGGCCAATTTGGTCGTCGGTCAGCTTGAAGTTGGTCTTCAGCTCTTCGTCAGTGAACACCACGCCGGCCTTCTGGACGTCATCGGTTTCGATGAGCTTGCCGTTCTCGTCGCGGGCGTACTTCAGCGTGCCACCGAAGACCGGGTCGCGCAGGGCGGCCACATCCTCAGGCGTCATCGGCTGCTTGACGATGTCCTTGAACGACTCCAGCTTTGGCAGGATCGTCGGAGCCATGTCGGCCGCACGGGTGGCGTAGGCCGACACGTCGTTGATGAACGACTGCACCGCATCGAACACGCGCTTGAATTCGGGCTGCTTGGTGGCCAGGTTGTACTGCGTGCCGACGGTGCGATCCCACCAGGACAGCTTCTTCGAGCTCTTCAGCAGGTCGCCGAGCTGGTAGTTAGTCGAGACCTTTAGCTTGCTCAGATCCTCAAACCAGGGGCGATCGGCGGCCTTGCGGATGTCAGGGTTGGTCGCGTCGAACGTGCCCCGGTTTCCGGTTGCCGATTTGATCTGAGCGGGATTGGCTGTGACATACATGGTCTCGCCGTCGCCGCGAACAATCAGCCCGTCGTGGCCACCGTCGACCACGTCCATCTGCCAGTAAAGGGCGTCGGCGTTGCTGTCCCACCACTCGGATGGCGGGCCGTCAACTTCCTCAATGCGCGGGTTCTCCATGCGCAAATAAACCGGCATAACATTGGCGTTGCCACCATAGGCGTCGGATGTGCCAATCGCGTAGTCGCTCGCGCCTTGCGGGTTGTCCAGGAAGAATTGCTTACCCCGGTCGCTCTCGTAGCTGTATGGCTCGGCGTCCGCGTTAAATTCATCGAAGCTCTTGACAGTGCCGTGGTACACAACGAGTGGCTTGCCTTTGGCGTCCACTACCTTGCTGTCGCCGAACCACTTGCGGAATGCAGGCGTATCGGGCGCCTGGCGATCACGGCTGAACAGCGGCAGGCCTGCGCCAACGGTCTCGCGCATCTTGTCGGTGACATCGAAGCCGGGTTGCTGCATAAAGCCGGGCTTCATGCCCTTGACGCGCTCCACATCATCGCGAGTGCCGCGTCCGTATGCGTCGTTGACCTGGCGCTTCTGCTCATCGGTGAATTGACCCTCAATCTCAACAGCGCCCAGCTTCTCGCCGCCGAGCTTGGGCAGCAGCTTGTTGAGCGCCTGGGGCACGATTTGGTCGTAGAAGGTCTTCATGCCTTCGCCGCCGACTTTGAGGTCAACGCCAGTCAAGAGTTTCCAGCGATCACTACCGGCTCTACCGTCGCCGGCTTCAACTTTCTTTGCAATATCTTTTCCGACCAACTCTTCGATTCTTGACAGTGGCACGCCTGGCTCCGACAGCACCCGCCTCTCCATGCCGATGTCAAAGGCAGCGACGTCATAGGTGCCATCGGCGTTTGGGCGATACCTGATCTCTTCAACTTGCTTGCTGAGGTCGTAGCGATCAGCAGACTGCTCGCCGTTGACGAAGGCCACCTTGTTGTAGCCGCCTTCTACCGCCATCATGGCGATGCGCTTTAGTGCGAGGTTGAGCCAGCCTTCGGTTTTGGTGACGAAGGGGGCGGAAGGGATTCCGGACTTCACCTGGGCCATCGCCTCTGCAGGCGTGTCCGCACTGATGACTTGACCATCTTTGCCAAGCACGTCGTTACCAGACTTGTCGACGACTTTGTATCCACCAATTCCATCTGGTACGGCGCGACCATCTCCCGCAAATCCCTTCTTCTTGCCTTCCTGACCCCAGTCGGACTGCACCTCTTCCACGAAGAGCACGCGCTTGCCGTCCGCATCTGCGCGGTCGTTGATGCGGATGTGGGCGAGGACGTTGGGCTCTTGCCAATGGCTGGACATATAGGTGGCCGAAGGCTTGTCGTCGTCAATCTTTCGCTTGACCTCGGCCTGCTGTTCAGCAGTCAGTTGCGAGAACTCTTTGCCATACAAGACGCGAGCTGCCTGAACAGGAGATACGCCGGCAACAGGGTTTTCGCGCGGCAGCGTGATCAGCAGCTCGCGGTAGTTCTCGCCGCCTGGCAGGGTGTACTGGCCGTACTTGGACTTGCGCACCTCGGCGTTCGCGTTGGCTGAGTAGGCCTTGTTGTAAAGCGCGGTAGCGCGGCCGTACTGACGGACAGCTTTCATCTGCTCGTCAGTCAGATTCATTTCGGCAATCTTGCCCTCGGCGTACTCGCTGCCAGCCTCGACGTCTTCTGCCCAATTGCGCAGGTTCAGGAAGTCCACCTGACGGATCTCGGGCGTGGCGTCCATGAGTGCGGCATTGGCCTGGTCCATGGCGGCGTCAGCCTTTTTGCGCAGCTCCATAGTGCGCTTTGGCTTGTCGTCGTCACTCATGACCTCAGAGATCTTCACGCCCGAGTCATCCAGGTACGCGGACAAGTCATCCTTGCTCAGCTTGGCCTTACCCTGCAGGTCCAGGTAGTCCTTGATGCCGGACCACTCGATCTCTTCCTTCTTGACGCCAAGCTTCGGGCCGTTGGAGTCGATCCACTGCTTCCAGCCCAGGGCGCCCATGTTGCTCAGGCGATCAGGCACGCCTTCAATGGCGCGCTGCAGCTGGCTGTAGAACTGAGGGCGGTCGACAGACTTGCGCATCTTGAAGCCGTACTTCTTGGCGTCAAATGGCTCTTCCCTTTGGAGGTCCGCTACGCCGGCGGCGGCATTGATGCGCTCGACTTCCGCGTCGGACAGGATGCGATTGACTTTCATTGAGCCGCCAATCAGCCAGTTTCCCGTCATGTTGGGGTTGGTCTTGTAGCGGTAGAAGCCGTTCACCGGGATCTGGTCGGTGATGTGAGCGCGCACGGCAACCAGCTTGCCGTCGGCGTTGGTGCCGCGCTTAGTGGCCTCGGCTTGCCAGTCAACATCCGCGGCCATCTCAATCTCGGCCCAGACCTGGTTGTCCGGGCGCAAGTCAGGCTTCTTAAGCGCTGCGTTTGATTTGCCGCCAATGTGCGTTGCGATTGGCAGATCGCCCGCATGCCAGCCCGGACGGTAAGCGAGCGGGCCGAGCTTGCTTTTGACCTTGCCGCCCTGCATTGGCCCCTCATCGGCATCGAGCCAGGCGCCCATGTCGATCGGCTCGTTGGCATTCACGAAGAGCGGGAATAGCTTCCCAGGCTGCCGGGCGTCAACACGGAACAGCTTGTATGCCTTGACGGTCTTCTCCGGCGCCGGCTCGCGTCGGGGGCTCCAGCGGATGTCGACGCTATCCAGTCCCGAATCGGGATCGGCCGCCTGCTCAATCTGCGTCAGCACGTCAATGGCCGCCTGCAGCTGCGCCTCTTTTGGGCTCATGCCCTGAGCCTGGAGCTCATCGAGCCGGGTCAGGAGTGCGTCCTGGTCCTGCTCAGGCATTGCGTTGACGATTTGCAGGCAGTTGGTAAATGTGGCCATGGTGCTTTATTTCTTCAGGCAGGAGATGAGATCTTTGAGGGCGGCGATGCGTTGATTGTATGTTGCATCAACAACATTTTGTTGAGCGCTGCCTGGCAGCGATTCGTATGCCGCAACCGCGTTTTCAACGGTTGGCTTTACGCCCGCGCTCTCCAAGATTCGCTTTGCGATTGCAGAGGTGACGACGCCATCCTCGTTGCCGCCGGTCTTGGCGCCTTCGGGCTTGGTGTCGTACCCCTTGAGTACGCTCAGAATGCCGGAGTCGTCAGCGTCAATCCTGTGCGCCCGCACAAGGCCCTCAACCCTCTGGACCTGTGAATCAGTCGAGCCGATCGCCGACAGGCGTGGATCTGGGCCGGCGGTGCCAACCATCAGATTGCGCCAGGTCCTCCAAAAGTCGTCGGCGCTTTTGATGCCGACGCGGGACAGCTTTGCGGCCATAAGGTCATTGCGGCGCGCAGGACTCTTTCGGATGTCGCCGGCATCTGCGGCCACACCCTCACTCCATGTCCACTCTGGCATGAGACCGGTTTTCTGCTCGGCGAAAACGGTGCCTTCAAGCTTTGCCGTGCGGTTTGTTTCGCCGTACGGGCCGTAGTTCAGCCAGCTGTTTTGGCCGCGGGTCTCGCTCGTGATGGCGCCGACGGCCGAGCCAGTGAAGAGGCGCACATGGGCCTGCCATGCGTTTTCTTCGCCCTGGGCCCGGAAGCCTGCGCCCTCGAGGCCGTGGCCAAAAGCGTCATGCACAGCGCGGAACAGGTCGTTGGCCGCCACTGGGCGCAGTTGGCCGCCCTGGTCTTTCCACTGCAAACCGGTGTCACCCAGCATTGGGTTGTCATCGGCCGCTTTGGCGGTGATGCCCTCGGTGCCGTAGCCGTCATAGGTGCCGTACACGGCCATGCGCTTGTTGGCGCGCAAGTCCCGCATGGCACTCCAGGGGTTGCCCTGGTATGGGTCGCTGTTGGAGTCGAAGAACGTGAACTCGTAGCCAGCTTCGATGAGCGCGTCGTACTGAGCGCGGGTCTGGCTGATCAGGTTCCGGAACGCCTCTTTGACGCGTGGGTCTTGAGGCGCATGCGGCATTGCCTGGTAGGCATCCGCAATGCGCGCGGCTCGCTCGGGATCAACCTCGACATACTCGGCCTGACGGACAAGCGTGATCCCGTTGTCGCGCGCGTACTTCTCGGCGACTTCGACTATCCGCGGGTCCGGCCCTGCCGCCCCTTGGATGTTGCCGTGGGCGTAGCCGGGAAGCGGCGCGAGGCGTCCTGCGCCATCTTGCGCACCTTCTCCCTGCGAACGGCTTCCGCTCGAATCGAGTCCTGCTCCGTCTCGATCTCCTGAGCGGCGGATGCCTGCCTCAGGGGCTCCGGAATCATCGCCAACTGCTCGGATGACAATGTCTTCGGAGCTCCCTCCGGATACTCCATCTCCAGATACGTCGTCAGATTCAGCGGCAAGCTGTTCTTCAACATAAACGCCAGGGTTGCGTCCGAGCCAGCTAGGGGCTTCAATGCCTCCAGCAGTTTCGATTGCGAGTTCTCTTGCTCCGTCATAGCTCAGACGTCCTTTCTTGAATTGAGTCCAGATTTTATCAATACCGTCAACATTTTTCTGCTGCGATTTGAATCCTGGGACATACATCCCGCGAATAGCTTCCCAGGTGATCGATTGAAGCTCTCGAGGCAAGAGCCCGAGCTCCTTGGCTGCGCGACGATAAGCCTCTTCGTACAGGGCGTATGTGCCCTGCAGACCGGAGATTGCGTTGCTGGCGCCGCCAAAGTTGTGCTTGACCTCGAGTGAATTGCCCGACAGCGGACGCAGCAGTGCTGCAGCCACAGCATGCGTGTCAATCGTGACGTGGCCATTGCGGCTGTTTGGAACCAGGATGTTGTTGTAGAAGTTGCGAACCTTGTGCTTGGTGCCAAGCTCCGAGCTAATGCGCCCCACACCGCCATCACGGAAGACTGCGATCGCTTTGGCGATGGTGCTGTTGCCTCCCCATGCCACGTTGGCGTCGACGCCCTTTTTGGTCTGAGCGCGGGCAAGCATGTCGCCTTCGGGCGAAACAATGTCAAACGAGCGGCTGTTGTAGGTTTGGTCGTAAACACGCAGCCAGATTGAGGCGAGGTAGTCGTCATCAAGGCCACCCAGCGTTTTGCCGCGAACCTGATCCAGGGCCACTTGGTACTGCGCGCCGCCGTAGATTCGCTTGGACGTGGCTTCCATCTGTGGAGACCAGGCAAATTTCTGGCGCTCAGCCATGATCGAGGCCACGCGGTCGGCCAGGCTCACGTTCATGAACCAGTCTTTCTGCGGACTCAGAACGGCAAGAATGCCGGCAGCCTGAGGCTCGGTGATGCCGTAGCGCTTGGCCATGCGTTCGGCAATGGCGTTGGCGCCGTCGTACCAGAGCTTGCTGCGCTTGCGTGTGCTTGCCGGAACCTGGTTGTGCAGCCACACCAGGTTGTCTGTCATCTGGCGGATCAGGCGCTCAAGCTTCTTCTCTGGCGTCTTCGCGCTGTCGGCTTCGCGGTAGTTTGGGTACTGCGTGACGATGCCCGAGACGGTGTTGATCCACCTCTCCTGGCTCTTGCCGGACCCAAAGTCGGAGATCAACAAATCGCCCATGTGATCCTCGACAGCCTTACCCTTGGCTGTCGGGATTCGGGTCGACATCTCGAACGGGTCTTCGCGCTTGAGTGACTTGCGATCAGCCGACTTGCGCAGATCGCCGGTGCTGTCGCTGAACTCGCCGTTGTTGTAGTCGGCGGACTTGACCTGCGAGGGATCAAAGGCGACAAAGATGTCCTGCGGGTCAAGGAAGTAACCTGGGCCACCGCCGTCGTCGATCACCTCGCGGATGATGGCGCCGTCGTTGTCGTTGCGAAGGGCTTCGCGAACCACGTCGTCTGTGGTCTCGAAGTTCGGATCAGCCGGCTGCATTTCTGCGCCAGGGTTGGCTTCAACGAGAGCTTCTGCGGTGTCGCGGTCAAAGTACCCGCGGCCATCCTTGTCATAGACGGGCTCATCGTTCTCGTCGCGGACCTGGAACTGGTCGATGCGCTCGCCGTTCCACATCGCGCCCTCAAAGTTGGACTCATTGGGGTTGCGGATGTTGATGAACAGGGCATAGATGCCAGGCTGAACGCCGGCCTCGCCCTCAAACGAGGTGGCCGCATCTGCGACAGCCTCCTGCTCCGTCTCAAATGGCCCGTTTCTGTCGCCATTTGGCTCGTCGTAGTACTGACCAGGGGACTCGGTGTCGTCATCGGTTAGGCCGAAAAACTCGTAGCCCGCATCCTCGAGCTCTGATTGGCTGGGCGTCGAGAGGTCGACGTCGCGAGCGCGACCCTTTCGCACATAGCTCTTGGCCATGCCGTAGTCCGGCGTGGTCCAGATGCCGAGGTCGCCTCGGCCGCTGCCGCCAGGTGCCTCAAACTCAGTGAAGCCGCCCTTGTCGGAGCCGTGGTAGACGACCAGGGGTTCGCCGTTCTCGCCAACAGCCTTGGACACATCCTCGACAGCCCAGACGCCACCTTTGGCGAGTGCGGCTTCCCAGTCGCCAAACCACTTCTTGAAGCTTGGCGTGCGGACCTGCACCCACTGACGCTCGGACAGCTTGGTGGCTTCGCCGTTGGGCGCCTTCATCCAGGCATCGGTGCCTTTGTACTGAGCGACGACGGCGTCGTATTCGCTCTTGGCGCGGTCGGCCGACTTGCGGATCTGGCCGCCGAGCGAGCGCACCTTGGCGGCGAGCTCGTCCTTGTACATGCCCTTGGAGCCCTCGAATGCGCCGATGTCCAGCAGCTGGGCGGCGAGCTCAGGGTCTTGCGCTATGAGCACTTCAGACCAGCGCTGAGGGCTCAGCATGCCGGCCGGCAGATCCTTGCTGGCCATCAGGCGATCGGCAGTGTCCTGGTCTCGCTGCTGCGGGGCTGGCACAACCTTGGCGCCCTTGACGGGCCCGGTGCCCAGCAACTCGGGCTTGACGGTCTGGTTGCCCAGCAGCACTACGTTGCCGGACTGTGTGCCGTCCATTCGGGCCAGGTAGCCGCTGAAGCCAGCGTCGAGCACCTTGGACTCGAATGCGCGGGCATCACCGGTGCGCAGGCGCAGTGGATCGGCGTCGCTGTCGTAGATGTTGGTGAGCGTTGCCTTGTGGGCGTAGGCGCCAACACCAGCCTCGGGGTTGATGCCGGTGCCTTTGTTGACGTAGAACGACAGACGCTGGCGCAGGCGCTGGTCATCGGCGTTCATGATTTCGTCGCGAGCGCTGCCATTCAGGCCAGTGCCAAACAGGCCGGTCGTCAACACGGCGCGAGGCTGCTGGCTGAAGTGGTAGCCCTCAACGGTCAGTGAGCCAGGCTGTGCGGCGCGATCGGGCGTCTTCAGCAGGCCCTGCTTGGCCTTGGCGACCTCGGCACCCATTGAGGCCTTGTTGACGCCGGCGGCCTTGATGAAGTCGGCCAGGCCGTCTTTGTAGGCGTTGCGGATGGACTCGATGTCGCTGACAAAATCGTTGGCGCGGAAGCCAGGCTGGGCCATGGCCTTCATCACGCGAGCAATCAGGCTTTCGATGGCGGCGGCCAGGCGGGCGATGATGCCCTTGGCGTCTTTGCCGTGGTCCTCGCCGATCTTGGCGAACACGTCGCGCCAGAAAGTCGGGTCCATCATCAGGTTGCCGCCCAGATCGGAGACCAGCTCCTCGAGCTCGCCACCCTTCTCTTCGCTGAGCTGGCTGTCGTCGCCGCCGCGGTAGTAGTCCTCGCGGAAGCCCTTGGGATCGGCCACACGGGTGCGCACAACGGCTGCAATCGCGTTCCAGGCCTCGGGGTTGGTCTCGCGCAGGCCGTGGAAGAACTCGTGGCCAAACACGGCCAGAGGATTCACTGTGGTCTCGGTCGCCACGTACAGCGTGCTTGGGTCATTCGGCAGGATGAAGCCGTCGCCGATGCGATCGCCTTGGGCTTCGAAGAACACGACGTTCTTGCCCAGCACTGCGGCGACCTGCTCGATCATGGAGGCTTCGTCTTGCGTCAGTGCGCGAGGCTCGCCCATGCGGCGCGGGCTGGCCTTCTTGGGCATGGCCGACTTCTTGACGCGCTTGAGCTTCTTCTGCTTGCCGCCATCGGGCACGGTGAAGAACTCGCCCTGAGACTTGGCTGCCTGGGCATCGCGTTCGTCACGTTGACGCTCGGCCTCGGCGTACTGAGGCGTGCCCTTGATGGCGATGCCAAAGGTGCCGTCAGCCATCTGTAGCGGCAGGCCAGAGACGTTGCCGTTTGTGCGGCGCTGTTGGGAGATGTAGGCCTTGGCCTCGTCCGCGGTGGCGAACTGGCCCTGAGTGCTTGGGGCGGCAGGAGTGGCTGCAGGCGCGGCCGCAGTCTCGGCGACAGGCGCAGCGGCGGCGGGCTTGGCCATGCTCGCTGCAGGCTTCTTGGCCTGGCGTGACTTGGCCCAGGTTTTGAAGTCGGCAACCGGCATCTCGGTGATGGCACCCAGACCGGTCCAGCCTTTTTCGTAGTTGGCCAGGTAGCCGGCGCGGGCAGCCTCTTCCGAGGTGAAGCCCATCATGACTTTGTGCTCGTCGAAGGAGCCGTCCTCGTTGACCTGGTCGATGACGTAGACCTTGTCGCCGTCTGGGCGTGGACCCACAAACACATCGAGCTTGTCGCCATCAGCACCGACGGTTCCCTGGAACTCGCCATAGTGGTGAGCCATCTTGGTCTCCCACATGACGCCGTCAGGAGACGTGCCGCGACGGACCGAGCCCTTGGGGTTCTCGATCTTGATCTTCATGCCGTTCAGGTCGATGACGTCCGACTTCTTGTAGTTGCCGGCTTCGATCTGAGCTTGCGTGGGCTCGGCCAGGTCATTCAGTGGGCTGGCGGCAGCGGTGTTGGCTTTGGCGTCAACAGCCTTCTGGATCTGATTGCGAGCGATCTGCGCGTCGGCCATGCTGTCCAGCTTGAATTCCTGACCGGTCTTGGTGTTGGTCAGGAAGAAGCCGTCTGGGCGGCGCTGCACGGTCTCAAAGCCGTTGGCCACGAGCTGGCCAATGGTCTCGGCGCGGCGGCGGAACAAGGCTGGGCCAGCGCCGGCGGGTGTGCGGGCTGTTGTTTCATCGGCAACGGGCGCTGTTTGATCGACAACAGTTTGTTGCTCTTCAGGCGAAGCGGAATCCGCTGCGGGCTGAACCTGGGGCTCCATGGCAGCGCGATAGCGGCCGACGAGCTCAATGGCTTGCTGAGCTGCTTGCTGGCGTGTCTGGAGCGGGAGGCCTGGGTTCTGGGCGTCAGCCGAGAAGCGCAGGATTTCCTGGCGATCGGTGTCGCTGACCTTGGGTCCGATTTGCGGGTCACGCAGTGTGGCGCGGACGATGTCCAGGCCCATGACGTCTTGGCCACGAGGCTCGGGCTGGCGAGCTGGGTCGATGGGCTCAAAGCCTGGCGTGCCCTGCACCGTGTCCATCTCAGGCTTGGGCCTGTAGTTGGTCTGGGCCCAGGTGATTTCTTCTTCGATGCGCTGCTGTGCGGCCTGCTTGATGTCTTCGCGAGCGCTCGGGTCGCGCAAGGTGCGCAGGTCGAACATCACGCCGTTGAGGCCTGCGCCATCGGTGCGGATGGAGCGAATCAGGTCCTGGCTGCGGATGACTTGCTCGAGCTCGGCTGCCTTGCGGGCAAACGGATCGGCGGAAGGGCCAGGGCCAGTTGGATTGGAAGTGTTCCCGATTTGGGTTTGATCAACCCCGATTTGGGTTTGTGCGCCGGCGACTGTTTCCTGGCCGGGAACGATCGTGTTCTCAACGGGAACGACTGGCTGATCAGTGACGCCGGTGGACACCACGGCGCGCGAGAGCACGCTGCCGGGCTTCTGCGCCTGGTCAACAACGGACTGCAGGGGGTTGGGAGCGGGAGGAGGTGTGACGCCGCGATCCAGTGCGCCGAATGCGGCACCACCAGGAGCGGATGCAATCGCTTCGCCGGCAGCCTGGCCAGCGACGCCCTGCATGGGGTCAACATCGAAGCCTTCGTTCTGCAGCGCGACGTTGGATGTGTAGCGCTCAAAGCCGCCTTGCGCGCCCTCGACGGGCGATTCTTTGGCCACACCCATGCCGGCACGGCCAGCAATGCCACGAGCTGTCTCTTGGCCAACCTTGCGGCCAGCCAGGCGGCCCGCCACCGATTCAATACCGGAGGTGCCAGCCACCAGGCCAAGCAAGCCGTTGATGGCGATGTTGCCAGCGTTCTCGCTGTCGTACGCCTGCGCGCCGGCGGCGATCTTGGCGGCCTCATCGGCGGTGTACTTGCCTGTAGCCTCGAGCTCGTTGCGCACCGCGTCGTAGATGCCACTCTTGGCGGCGCCCACGCCCTGCGCAGCACCGGCCGCGCCCTGCAGAATGAACCGGGCGGCCTGAGCTTGTCCAAGGCCTGGGATGACTGCCATCAGCAGTGTCGGGGCGCTGGTGCCCAAGGCATTCAGCGTGGTCTCAACAGGCGCCTCGAGGAAGCCGCCGATGTTGGCAACGATCTCGTTCCAGGTGCTGCCGGACGCCTCGGCATTCTTGATTTCGAAGGCGCGCTCTTGGCGTTGATCCTTGCGGTATTGGGACTGGCTGTCGGTCAGCGCCTTGGTGGTGTCGCCCAGGGCTTGCGACACGCGGTTGTCTGCACCAAAAGTGTCGGTCAGCAGCTTTGCGCCGGTGACCACGCCAGATGCTGCGCCCAACAGGTTGTCGGCCAGGGCCTCGCCCATGCTGCGGTCGGTCGTCAGTGGGCGCGCATTGCTGAATGAAGGAGCCTGGCCTGCACTGGTGCCCAGCACATTGGAAACCATCTTGGCGGCCTTGACGCCAGAAGCCACGTAGTTCGGGTCTTCGGCGTAGCCTAGGCGCTTGAGCTCGTTGAAATACTTCTGGGTGTCGCCGCCGGCGTTCAGTGCGGTGCGGTAGCGGCGCGACAGCAGGCCAGCGAAGTCGTCACCAAAATCGTCGACCGTTTCGTAGGCGCGGTAGGCGTCAGTCGACTTGGTCATGTTGTCGACGGCTTTCGGGCCCTTGCCGGAAAAGTCTTTGATGTTGCCCAGGTTGTTGGTGCCCGGGATGACGCTCTTGCCCCAGCCGGTCTCCAAGCCCCACTGGCCAAGCAAGGCTTCAGGCGCGACGCCTGTCTTCTCTGAGACTCGCTGAGCAAGGGGCAGGTAGGTGCCCACGAAATTCGAGACGTTGTCGCCACTGCGCGCAGGCGCTTGGCTTGCAGCGGGAGCGGGTGACTCGGAGCCCGGCAGGGCGCTCAGGAGAAGAGAGAAGTCTTGTTGTGCCATGTGTCGAATTTCTTTGGTTCGTGTGCGCCGTCTTTAGCTCAGCGAATGTTTCGTTCGATGCGCTGCAGCTCAGCCGCATCAGCCATCGGCAGCCGACCTCGCAATGGGTCGTACTTCTGAGCGAGTGCAAGTGGGTCAAGCGTCGCCTTGTCCGCCTGGAACTGCTTGGACAGGGCTTGCTGTGCAGCCATCCGCTCCTGCTCCTTGCGTGAGGCTTCTGCACGCAACTCAGCCTGACGTGCCTGTGCGCGACCAGCTGGCGAAGTGGGGTCAGCGGCTTGCTGGCGCAGGCCGCCTGGCTGCGGTACGGCTGACGCCTTGGTGTTTACCTTGGGCGCGGGCACGTAGGACTTCACCAGATCCAGCTGGCGGTTCAGAGCTTGCGTGTCGCGGCCGGCTTCTTTTGCGGCAGCCAAGAATTCGGCACGAGCAGTTGGGTTCGAAGCCACGGCGATGAGCTGGTCGCGAACGGCAGCGCGATTTTCTTCGGGCGCGCCAGCAGCGATCGACTCGATCATGCCGTTGACAGCCTGCACCATGCCCTGCTTGCCAACAGCCTTCTCCATCTCGGCAACCTGAGCGCCGTTCGGGGCCAGGTTGTACTGGCGGCCGCCGTCCAGGTCGGGGTTGCTGTAGACCTTGCCAATCAGGCCGGTGCGGTTGTCAATCTGCAGCGAGACGCGAGTCGGGTCAGCAGAGGCGTCTGCAGCGATTGCAGCGGCCGTGCGAGGCGAGACGCCAGGGTTGCCGGAGTAGATGCCATCCAGCAGGCTCACAGCGCGAGCCTGGCGCTGGGCGCCCTCTGGCGAGCCGTCGGCCTTGCCCATGAAGTCCTTGAGCAAGTCGGTGGCAGCGTCGATCGACTCCTTGGGAGCCTTGCCGGAGCCAGTGCCTGCGCCGCGGCCAGATGTGGCTGGCTTGCCGTAGATCGGGTTACCGTCGGCGTCTTCGCCGATCTGCACGCGGTCGGTGGTGTTCTTGTAGACCTCTTTGCCGCCGGAAACGAGTGCGCCGCCAGGATTGACGACCTTGGGTTCGTTTGCCTTCAGCGCAGCCTCTCGCAAAGACTTGCGGTATGCATCCAAAGTCTCAGGGCTGTAATAGCCCTCGAGGCCTTGCTTGAGCTCGGCGACGTTCTTGAACGTCACCGGCACAGCCTGGCCGGTGGCGGTGTTTTTGATGTTGACCACGGCACTGCCGTCGGGGTTCATCTTGTAGCCCTGGACTTGGCCCGGCAGGCGGTCGCCGTTGTAGATCTGGGTGGCCTGTTTGATTGCCTCTTCGAGGTTGCCGCTATCAGGGGTTGCGGCGCTCCACTGGGCAAACAGGGCCTTGCCACGCTTCATGGACTCAGCGGCTGCCAGCTCATCGAACTTGAGCGCCTGGTCCATCTTGCCGGACTTGCGAGCGATCTCGGCGTAGTCGGCCATGATGTCATCCCGGTTGCGCTGACGCGTAACGGTCTGCGCAGGCTTTGTCTCGACGGCGCCGGGCATCAGATTGCCTTCGTCATCGCGCAAGGCGAAAGCATCGTTACCGTTGATTGTCCCAACCGCGGGTTCGCTGACCTGATCCATGGTTCGCACGCCGGCCAACCCATCTCGGAATTGATCTTCGCGAGTCTGGTCGGCGAGCGTGCGCTTTTGCTGACTGGCCTGGTACTCGCGCTGCTGGCGCTGGTAAGCGCGATCTTCCTCGCGCTCTTTGCGTGCGGCCTCTCGGTCCTTCTGAGCAATCTCGCGGTCTTCTGATCGCTCAAACTCGCGCATGCCGGCGAAAAGCGCCGATCCCAATCCACCAAATTCAAGTGCCATGATTTATTCCCAACTCTGTGAGCCAAACGCGTACGCGCCAGGGTCAGCCTGAAAGGTCGACCCGCCAAACATGCCGCCAAAGCCGCCTTGCTTTTCAATGCCGCTCAGGCCGCGCTGAAGCATCCCGCCGGCAAAGCCACCCCAACCTGCCGCATCCGCGCTGGCAAACCGCGCACTGTTGTTCAGTGCCGATGTGAGAATGCCCGTCGACGAGCCGATTGTGTTTATGCGTGAGCCGTAGGCGTTGTTCATGCCGGCGGTTGCAGAAATAGTTCCATTGAGCGCGGAGTTGGCCGCGCCGCCTGCAACGCCGCTCGAGCTGTTCGCGCCGTTCATGGCAGTCAGTGCGGTGTTCGGCATGTTGCGGCCGAAGTTTGCTGCACCAGCGCGAAGCTGAATGCCTTTATCCATGGTGTCGAATGCAGCGCCTGTGGATGCGCCAGCAGCACCCAGAGCCTGTGCTCGCTCAGCAGCACCGGCGGGGCCGGAGAATGCCGTGGAGCCAAGGCCATATCGGCCGGCCAAGCGAGCGCTTTGCCCGCGTGCATTGCTGAACTGCTGGTTGACGTTGGCCGCAGCTATGCCCGAGCGCCTATTGACGTTGGCGTCGGAGTCGTACTCCATTGCCTCAGAGGCAACCTTCTTCTCGATGGGCTTGAACGTCTCGTCGTAGTAGGCCTTCTGCTCGTCGGCCAGCTTGTCTTGCTTGGCAGCTCGAGCGAGTGCGTCCTCGGAGATTTTGGTCTGCATCTCCATCTGCCGGCGCTGCATGGGTGCAGTGTCGCGCTCGTAGATTTCCTTGTTCCAGTCAAATTGATCGCGACTCAGCGCGTTCTGCTCTGCTGCGGCGCTCTCTGATGCCGCGATTGCGCGGTCTTGCGCCTTGCCTGCCTTTCGCGACGAAGAGATGGAGCTTGCCACCCCTACCGCGCCAACTACAGCTGAAGTAATTGCTGCCATATCAGTTCCTCAAAATCTTTGTAAACGACGTCTCGCTGTGAACATAGCCAGCGCGCTCGTACATCTTTGCTGCCTGCTCCGGAGAGTCGGACAGAACTACCATCTGAATCGAAGCCACACCCATTTCGGCGCAAACCTCTTCGATGGACTTCAGTAAGCGCCAGGCAGTCATGCCGCCGCGAGCCTCGGGCTCGACCCACCAGAACACTTCGTAGGCGCCGAGCTTGTCGTTGTTGAACATGAACGGAGCCACCACAAGTCCGACCATCCCAACGTCTTGCCCGTCCTGATCAGCGATCATCAGCACGCCCGTGTCGATGACCATCTGCACCAGCTTGCGCGAGGATTCGCGACAGAAGTCGGCCCAGCCGCTGTAGTGCGATGAGCGATAGAAGCGCTCACCCATGCGCAGCACGGATTCCATGTCTGCCTGGGTAGCGCGCCGGATCATTTGAGCGTCTCCGGCGTAAAGAAAGCGACCGCGATCAGGCGGCCGTCATGCTTGTCGGTGCCGAAGGCCTCGAACGGATAGCGGCTGTGGAACAGCGCGTTGTCGTACAGGACTGCTCGGTTGTAGGCCAGCTCGGCCAGGCCAACCATTTCCCAGGATTGCTCGAGCTCCCAGTCGCCACCGATTGCGTCGAACAGCTCGTGGTCGCCAACCTCAATGCGGGTCGCTCCGGTGTTCATGTGTCGCCAGAATGCGGTGCCGCCTGGGCCGTCGCAGAGATAGATCACCGCGGCATGTGAGCCCCACCCCAGATCCGAGTGGATCGACTGGTTTGGCATCTCGCCCGCGAAGTTGAGCCGGTATCCCTGGCCAAACATCTCGACGGGGCCGTACACGCGCTCGATGGCCTCTTGCAGGCCTGGGACAGGTTTTAGGCAGACTCGCTTGTAGACCTGGCCATCGTGACCCTGCCAGTCGATAAAGTCTGCCGCCAGGGCATCCTCACGCACGGCGTCGGGATTCACAAGGAATCCGTCGGCAATGAGGATCTCGGAGGCGCCAGCAAACGAAGCCTTCGTGGCGAAGGGCTTGGCTTGATCGATGGCGGCGAGTGTAGGCATGGCCGCCCGATTTTACCGCAATACCAACAATTTGTTGACTACTTTTTGTTGGCGTGGTAAGCACATGCGCTCGTCATTGCATGTTTTGCTTGAGCAGACAACAAATTACGACGGGAAGTCTGGGAGCTGAATCTTTTCGTCGAAGTCCCAGGGGCGCATGAATGTGTACAGCAACAGCCGCGATGGCTTGCCGCTGATAAATGTCACGCTGCCCACGACCACCGGCACATAGCTGCCCTCACCCAACCCCAGCAGGTCATAGTGACGGGCTCGGTAGAGCTCCGGGCGGGTGTCGAGAATCTGTTTCTGGCTGTCGTTGTACGGCAGCGGCAGGCCGTAGTGCGCAGACACAGCCTCCAGGGTGCCACTGCCATCGGCAATCGCAAACAGGAGCTCCTGCTCGTCCTTGTCGTCGTACCAGCTGCGGCCAAGCCAAAACGGCACGTCCGGGCACAAGTCGAACTCGGCAAAATCAGGACCCTTCTTCACGCGGCCAATCATCCTGCGAACCATTTGGCTTGATTCGTAGCGCTTGACGCGCTCAATGCTGCCATCTGCGCGGATCTCATTGCCCTGCCAAAACATAAACAAGTCCTGGCCGCGGGTGTAGGCGTAGCTGGTGCGAACGCCGTCGGCGCGTTCGGTGTAGATCACCTCGGCCTTCTTGAAGCTCTTTTCGCCGCGCATCTGGGCACCAGGCAAATCGATGCCGCCAGTCTCTTTCACGTAGACGGCACCCTTCTCCCAGCACTTGCCGCCATCGAGGTAGGAGGCGCCATACATCCAGACATCCCAGGTGCCAAAGGGCTTTGGGTAGGTGTACAGCTTCAGCAGGCTCGGCTTGCCGGCGACAATCTTGACTGCCCCTAAAACGATCGGTTTGCCTCCTGCGTTCTTCCAGTTGATTGTGTCTGGTGCGGTGTCAATGATCCGCCCGATCGCGTCGTCAATTGGGTATGGCAGGCCGTAGTGCTGAGCGATCTGCCGCAACTGAGTGGTGGAGTCGACGGAAAAGAAGATGTCGCAGTCCTGGGTGTCCTCTGAGGACTTGGCGCCAAGTCCGCACCAAAGCTTCACGTACGGGCAGGCATTGTGGCGCTCCATGCTAATTCCCGACGGCCCGATGTTGCCAAAGAAATCCTTGAACTCCTGCGCCACAAAGTAGCGCTTGCCGTCGAACTTTCGAAATGGAAACACAGGGTCGGCATCATCGTCGGCGCTGTACTGCAAGAAGGCTTCTTTGTCGCTTGGCGCCTTGTAGATCTCACCACCATTGATGTAGACGATCTCAAACGCGTTCTTGAGCTGATCAGGTGTAATAACTGGCATTTGCAACAATGATGACGTTTGGCGTCAGGTTGATGGTTTTGTCGTTGAACGGCCTGTTTCCTGTTTGCACAGAGCCGCCGCCACCGCTGAACTCGTACCAGCTGCTGCTCTCCCACGTTGAAGAGAAGGCAAAGTCAGCTGCGTACACGGCCCATCCGGCATGAATCGCTCCGTACTGCAGTCGATAGGCGGAGTGGTACATCGCCCACCAAAGAGCCGTTGACCAGTGGTCCTGGCTGCTATACGTCCCGCTTGAGCGCTTGAATCCGCGCTTGATTCGCGAGTAGACGGCCTGTGCAATCGAGGGCGCGGAGAACATCAGGCTCGACAGCGGATCTGTCGTTGGCAAGCTGTAGCTGTTGTATGTGGTGTCGCAGCGAAAGTCGTGATCGAGGTTGGCGTCGTTCCAGGGGTAGTCATACTGACCCGACTCTGTCGGTTTTCCGCCATCGCAAGGGATGGTGGGTGGAATGACTTGCGTCGCGTTGTAGATCGCCAGTGGCTTGAGTCGACTATCAAATGCCATGGTGCCGTTCGCCAGGTATGTCGCCATGCCATGCGTCTGACTGCTGGCTGGCAGGTTTGAAGCGGTGACGAAGGCGTAGACAGCTGGTGGTGACCATACCGGGCCTCCCTGAATCACATCGACATACCATGTGCTGCCGATGTTGAACTGCTGCAGGATTCCATGAAAATAGCCAACGACCGCGGGCTTGATGAAGAACAGTGGCGCACTGTTTGCCGTAAAGATGTAGCGGTGAATGTGCCGGCCAGACAGGGTGCTGGTTCCGTTGTCGTTGTCGTAGGTCGGAAAGTCCGTGAGGCCTGATAGCAGGGTCGATTGGTATGAGGCCGGGCCGCCGTAGTGCAGCGCCTCAACCTCGCTCGAGATGAGCACCTGGCCGCCATCGTTTCTGACAAGCGCCCCGTACATTTATCGCCCCAAAACAATGATGAGGCTTCGCACAGAGCCGCCTTGGGCGACCACTGTGTTCCCACTCAAATAGGCGGTGTGGACGATTGCCTCCTGGTTGCCGGGCACGTCGTCGACAAGGGAGCGCTGGAAAATGACCTCGCTCATCAGCGCAATGGAGGCAAATGTTGCCGTCGCCGAGGACCCTGCTGGAGCGATGAGTGATCCGATGTAGCTCCAAGTCTGCGAGGCGGTCGAGAAGTACTTGACCCCCGACTCGTTAAAAAGCTCAATGCCCGTGCTCATTACAGCAAGTACCCGATGCGGACCCGGACGACGTTATTGGCGTCAAACACGCGGATCACGGTGTTGGTCATCTCCATGCGGGCGGTGCCGGTGGGACTCACGACATTTAGGTTGCCGCTGAATGTGGCGTTGCCGTTCACGATTGACAGGCCGTTGGTATAGATGTTTCCGCCGGCCTGGTCGTACTGGAAGAACGTGCCGTTGTTGGCGTTGCCGAGAAGAAAGCCTGATGGACCCAGGTAAAAGCCACGGCCGGACGACGGCCATGCATAACCGGTGAACTGCCCGCCGGTGATCGTCAGGCCGGCGCCGTTGATCTGGTTGGCTGTCAGTTGGCCGGTCACCTTGGCCGAATCTACCGTCAGCACCTTGGCGGTAATAACGCCCGCATCAAGGCGGTCGGCGCTGATCAGACCGGTGGTGATTTTGGCCGCATCCAGGTTGGCGATTTTGGCGTTGTCGATGGCTGCGTTGGCGATCTTGGCATTCGAGATCGTGCCGTTTGCGATGAACGCATCCTGGATGTAGACGCCCACCGGGACGGATACGCCGCCGATGGTCGTGGGCGTTGTGCGCACAAGAAACGGACTTGCGGGCACGATGCCGGGACCGCTTGGTGAGGCGATCTTGAATACGTCGGCGCGAACCTGGAACTCGGACGTCGGCGCGGCGTTGTTCGAGGTGCTGGCCAGGCCGAAGCCGGACACGTAGCCGTTGACGTCGGCCTTGATGGTGTACTGCGCCAGCAAGCCACCGTCGACACTTGCGCGCGTGGTCGCCTCGGACTGGATCGCCGCGGTCAGCGTGGAGTTGTTGTTGGTGACGGTTGACTGCAGCGTCGTGATTTGCGTCGACAGTGAGTTCACGGCGGACGCGCGTGTCGTCGACTCAGTCTGCAGGGCTGCGTTGAGCGTGTTGTAGTTGTTCGTGACGGTGGAACTGAGACCAGTGATACTGGTGCTAAGAGCGCTGTCTGCGCTGGATCGCGCCTGACGCTCCGAAAACATCAAACCCGAGGTGATCTGGGTGATGTCGGTGCCGGTGTACGTGCCGCGCATCTGCGTGGCCAGCGTTTCACGCGACGTTGCCTCTGCCGTGTCTCCAGCGATCCGCGCGGTTTGCTCTTCCTGAAGTGCTGCAATCAGCTCCTGGAAGTCTCCTGACGAGGCTGCAGACAGCGTGTTGATCTGAGTCTGCAGGACGCTATCTTCGGTTGCCCGAGCAGATGCCTCAGCCAGGATCGCGGTCGCCCTCGCCTGAGCTTCCTGGTTGACCTGGTGGGCCACAGAGCCGACGACAGAAGACGATGCGTCGATCAGGTTGATGCGGTTGTTCAGTGCGGTGTTGAGCTGCGACGTTGAGAGCTGTCCTTGCAGCAGCTGCAGCAGGTATTCTGGATCTTGCCCCGTCTGGCCTACGACACCACTGATGCCCTGGTATGGCCCTGTGATGTTTGCAACAGAGACGAAGCGCACCCAGTAATAGCGAGTGACGTTGGCGCCAATCGAGTCGGCGTAGAAGCGCGTGTCACTGGTGCCTAGCAGTACGGCGTTTCCCAGTGAGTTGGTCTCTGCGCGCCACACCTCGGCGTACGAGTGGTTGCGGTATGCGGGTGTGTCCCACTGCAGGATGACGGTTCCAATGCCGGCGGTTGCCGTGACGTTTCCTGGTGCCGCGGGCGGGGTGTAGTCGGTTGCTGGGTTGTAGCCGTCCGAGTAGATGTTGGGAGGCGCAACCGGGTATGTTGGCGATGACCAGTTTGGCTTGACGGCCAGGCCTGTGTTGACCAGGTCACGGAAAGTGACGTTGGCATCCATCAGGTCGCCGAGACGACCCTCGCGCACATCCAATAGGTGCTTGACATGGCGCAGCGTCTGCGCGACGTTGCCTTCAGTGACGGCTGGGATTGCGGGGACCTTGGTTTCTGGTCCGAGCATCTGGCCAATAGCCGGCGCAATGAGTGAGGCGACGCCAATCATCAGACAGCCGCCTTCAGGTCATCGGTGTTTGAGGCCATGCGAATGCGAGTGACCTCGTGGACTGTTTCGACCTCGATGCGCCAGTCCAGCGATCGCGGGCCATCCGGCAGTCGGAACGGCTCTCGGCTGGTCACTGTGCGCGTGTGCCATAGGGCGCCGTCGGCGTAAATGCGCATCGTCAATGGGAATGCGTTGGCGTCGACCGCGGCTACCGCAAAGTTGGCCGGGTATGCCAGGCGGAAGGTCTTGCTTCCCCAGAGCGAGGTCAGGTTCGAGCCGCGGTTGAAGCGAACGATGTTGCCTTCGTATGCGCAGTACAGTGTGTCTGTGCGCGCGTCGCTGTACATGGCGGTGATGGGCCCCTCCGAGCCAAGATCGCTCTCCCGGAAGATGGCGCCGGTGCCCGAGAAGTCCCAGATCATCATGCCGCGCGTGCCATCGGCTCGCGTGAATGTGGCGTGGTATCGGTTTTCGTGCCAGACGGCCTTGATTGAGGACGGGTTGTAGGCGGCCCACTGCTCTGGCGTGATGTGCTTGAGCGTCAGGACAGACACGCCGCTGTTGCTGATCGTCACAAGACCATCAGGGGAGGCGTAGATCACGCCATCGCCGGTGTCGACGATGGAGGCCTTTGATACGCACGCCTGGGGCAACTCGAGCCGCTCCGGCGACACGGCGGCCGGGTCGGTCATGGTCAGCAGGAATGGGTAGTCGTTGGTGAGTGCAACCACGTTCTGACGGAACACGCCAACGCCGACAATTTTGGAGTCAAGCGGGAACTTGTGCGGCCAGGCGTACGGCAGATTGGGCTCGGATGCGTACACCGTGTTGCCCGAGAATCCGACGGCGACGCCGCTGGGCAGCATCTTCAGGCCCTGCAAAGTTGCAGGCGGAGCCACCCATGTCTCGGTCAGCAGCACTTCACCCAGGTCGGACTGAGCCACTTCATCGGTGAATGTGGTCTGACCAATTGGCAGCTCGGTCACGTACTGAAACTGTGCTGACGAGCCAACGGTCGAGGAGCGGTAGATGCGCTTGAGGGTGATGTTGTAGCTGCCACCTGGGGCAACTGGCAGGCTGGTCAGAAAGACGGGCTGCTCCGGATCAACGGTCGCCAGGACTGACGCAGCGGATGGCGGGCCCTCTTCGCCGTACGCACTGACGTACGTCACGACGTAGGTCCGAGTCTCGCCCAGGGCGGACACAGATGGCGCGCTACCCGAAACGCTCGGAGCTGAGGCTGGCGCAGGAATGCCAAGCGTGTAAGAGCCGCCAGGGTAGCTCGAGCCACTCAGGATCAGGCTGGATGGGGCGTACTTGGGCGTGTTGCCGTCGGTCCAGTAAATCCGGCCATAGGGGTCCTCGACGGCGACAGAGCGGATCACGTCTGTCTCCTCGGTGAACTCAAGCCAGTACTCGTTTTCGTTGCTTGAATTGCCGTAGCGAAACAGGGTCTTTGGCAGCGACTTCGTCAGGCCGGCAAGCGTGGTGAAGCCCTTGAGCGGCTCAATGCTTCCGCTGGACAGCACGACGTTGCGCGCTGCGCTTGCGTCAGATGCACCCAGCAAGAGTGGATCGAGGTAAGGTTTTAGGCCATCAAAAGCCTTGATCAAGATTGCTGCCATGTTGGCTCCGATTTTAGCCGCTGATGCAACTTTTTGTTGCTGTCGGCTCGATCATTTCGGGGGTGACGGTGTGGCGAGCCACTTGGCCAAACTCAGAGTGATAAGTGATGCTGGTGACCTGGCGCTCGGCAACCCAGCCGCCGCGGGCTGCGTAGGCGTCGCGCGCTGCCAGCGTTGGGTGCTGAATCACGGTGATGCCGGAGTGCTCTTTTTCTTCGATGTGATGGCGATGGCCGGTGTGGGCGTAGCGCTTTGTCGTGCCACCCCAGATCTGCGGGAACTGCGAGGCAAACAGGATCGGCAGCTGGTCGTTCTTCTTCAAGTGACCGTGGTGGAAGGCCAGCATGGTCTTGCCGTGCTGAATGCAGTAGTACGGCAGGGGCGAGTCGATGACCTCGACGCGGGGCTCGTTTTCGAACAGGGTCTTGAACAGCACGCGAAGCCACACGCTCGAGGCCATGTCGTGGTTGCCCTCGGCCATGAGCACGATGACTTTGGGGTGCTTGGCCAGAGCCATGGAGACAACCGAGCGCAGCACGCGCACGGCGACCTCGACGACCTTGCTGAAGCGGCCGTCCTGGTCGAGGATGTGGCCAGAGGTTGGCGTCACGGGTGACAAGCCGTCGCTGTGCAGGAAGTCGCCCAGCTGGTTGACGATGCCGACGCCGGCGGCGGGCGATGCGTCGACCATGGCCTGGAAGCAACCAGTCAGCACGCGCTCGGCGATCTCCAGGTCCCAGTCCTCGCCAGTCTCGCGGTGCCAGGACAGCATGCCGACGTGCGAGTCGGTCAGCGTGTAGACGGTGGCCAGGGACTCGCTGGAAATGCCGGGTGCTGGCGTGGACTTGACCCGCGGCACGTCGTCACACAGGGCTGCAATCGCATCCTGCATGGCCTGCATGCGCTTTTGGTCATCCAAGCTTGCCTTGACCCACTGCCCGGTCGGCTTGCCGTCCTTGTTGTAGTAGGTGGAGACGCCCTTGGCCACGAACATGTCGGGCACTGGGCGGGTGAAGTCGTGCCCTGGTGCGTAGCCGCGCATGGCGGCCTTTTTCTCCAAGGACTTGATCGCCTTGAAGATGTTCTTGTGGCTGATGCCGAGGTGTCGGGCGGCTGCTCGCCATCCGCCGTGCGCTTTGAGTGCGTCGATGTACTCGACCTGCCGCGCGGTGGCGAACTGCTTCAGGTTTTCATCAATGACCATTGGTACTGCTTTCTGTGCGCCGGGCGTCCAGCCCGACTTGGTGAGGTGTGGTGCGCACAGATTAAGGCTGTGGCGAGGATTGCTTGAGCAAGGTGCCCTTGATGTAACCCTGAAGGCCTACGACGAGCGCTTCCAGTCGGTCAGCTTCTGCTGCCAGCTCCGTAAGAGCTCCCGCACAATGTCCGAGTAGCTCTTGCTCAAGTCGGGCTCCTGCATCAGCTCGGGGCTGGGGGCTGGGATCAGCACAGGTCTCACCTGCACCACGCTCGGCGATGGCGTCGCGCAACCGATCAAGCTCAGACTTAGCGCCAGCTGCAGCGCGAGCTGCTTTGCGTTTTTCGTTGACATAGGCTTCCTCTGCTTTGTGTTTTGCGGCCACGAGCTGCTGCTCCTGGTCGCGTGCTGCCTGCTCGGCCGCCAAGGCCTGCTCGGTGCGTTTCTGGATGTCCAGGTTCCACTCAGCCCGCACGGCTTGCTTGCCGGTGACGTAGGCCTTCCAGTGCGTGCCCGCCAGCAAGGCGGCGACGATCAGTGCTGCTGTGATGCGCCAATACATTGCTGGTACTCCTTGTTGCGACGGATGGTCAGGCCGCGCAGGGGCTGGCCTTTGAACTTGTCCCAGCGCTTGATTTCCTCGCAAGCCTCGGCGTACTGCTGCGCGTTGAGCTTGCGCACCAGGGTCGAGCCGCAGAACGCGTTCTCGCCGATGTTGTAGGTCAGGCTGGTGTACGCGTCGTATTCATACTGGTGCAGCGGCACCTTGACGCACTTCTTGAGCGCGCCCTCGAACTTCTGGACGTCCTGCAGGGCTCTCATTAGCGCTTGAGGCGCAGTAATGGTGTCGCCCATCTTGACGCCCCCTGTGGTGCCAAAGCCGATCGTCGGCACGTCGCCAGGAACCGGTGTGTAGGCGCGATCGCTGTAGCCCTCATGCACAGCCAGGCCGACAAACGCGCTCGCGCTCAGAGCCAGGGCTGCAATGTGTTTTCGCTGCAGTGCCATCAGGCCTCCTTTTGCGCCACGACGCGGGCAATCAGAGCTGCGGCCGTCACGACAGCAGACGCGATCGCGAATGTGCCCAGCGGGATCTCCGAGGCGAAGAACGGCAGAGCCACCTCAATGCCAGACAGCAGCGCCGCCAGGATCATCAGGCGCACGGACCAGGCCTTGCGCAGAATGTGCTTCCAGTCGTCGATGAGTTTCATTGCGAGGGGCTCCAAAAGAACAAAGCCCGCACTTGGCGGGCTTTGAGGGGTGAGGCTTAGGCCTCTGTGTTGGCTTCGTCTGGCGCGGGGCCAGGCTCGGCGGCGGGCTTGGCCTGCAGCTGCTGCTCGGCCTGGTTCTTCAGCTTGAACCACAGATCGGCGACCTGCTCGAAGGGTTGCTTCGCCAGGGCGGCCAGAATGACCTGGGTTTCTTGGATTTCAACATTCAGTTGAATGGACATAGGGGTTACCTCACAGAAATGGAACGCGTACCAAAATTGGCGCGCGAATTATATCCATCTTTGTTGTCCAGGCAACTTTTTGTTGGCTGCATTCTCGGCTTTTGAGCCTTTGACGGTTTTGTCAATTTGCAGATTTTTTAAAATCGGACCAAGGCGTGCCACTGGCAACCTTGGGTGCTTTCTGCTCGGTAATGTTCGCGGCCAGGGACGCGTCGATGGCGGCCAGCTGCTCTTCGCCCAGGGCGCCCTTCACCCAGCCGATCACCTGCTCTTCGGTCAGGTCTTCGTAGGGGATCAGGTTGACGCCGTCCTCTTTGACGAAGCCCACGGTGCCGTAGGTCGAAGCGGTGAACTCGCCGTCGGTCTGCGATGCAGTCCAGTGCGCGACAGTGACAAAGCCGTCAGCAGTGTGGCGGTCAAGGTTGGCGATTTTGAAAGTGGTCATGGTGAGTCCTTAGAGAAAAGTGCAGAAAAGGCCAGCGCCGCCACCGGCGGTAGTGGCGATGAAGTCAGCCCACTCGACATGGCCTTTGCCTGTCCAGCGATCCCAAGCCTCTTTTGCGGCGCCAATGAAGACGGCAGCAAGAAAGCCCAAGACGGGGCTGATGAGACCGAACACGCAGAACGCCAGCAGCCCGTACAGGACGTGGCTGGCTTTGTCTTGGGGGAGTTGAGGCAGTGTCATGATGTCAAGCCTTACGCCGGCAGTATCTGAATGGCAAGGCCGCTGATGCCGTCCGTGTAGGCCGGTCCATCGCCAAGGCCTACGGTGTAGGTGTAGCGCGTGTACGTGCCATCAAAGACGCCGGTGATCGTGCCCCAGTCGGACGGCGTCACATAGGTCACGCTTGGGATGGCAGACGTTGAGTTGCCGACCAAGATCAGGCCATAGCTTTGGTCATAGCCGTCGCTGTAGATTCGCGAGTAAAGCGCCTGGATGGTGAAGCCCTTGTACGTACCGACAGAGATCGAGCCGAGCGCCGAGTACACACCCCCAAGGTCAGATCTGATGTAGCCGTTGACGTAACCCGCCGAGCTGCCGGTGCCTCTGTACGCGCTGCCTGTTGGCGTGGTCGTGAAGGCGTTCGCTTTGCCTCGCCCGTCCGCCATTGAGATCGCACCGCTTGCCTTGCCAAATAGGGTGCGCACTGCAGTTTCATTCAAGCTGATTGCGGCCGTTGCAGACCGCGACAGCTCGGTATTCACCTGCCCTAAGCTGATTGATCCTGATGCAGGTAATGTCATTGCAGACGCGCCTCGATGAGCCGCTCAAGGCGAGCGATGCGAACTTCTTGCTCATCGATGCGAGCCTGCTGTTCATTGATGCGAGCCTCTTGCTCTGCGATAGCCGCAAAGGCCAGCGCTGAGAGCTTTTCGTAGTCCACTGCCAGTGAGCCATCTGCACGCTTACGCACAGCGCGAGGGAAGACGCGCAACACGTCCTGAGCGATGACACCGAAGTCCTGCTTTTGAACAAAGTAGCCATCCTCGCCTCCGTGCGATGCGATGTATTCGTCGGTCCAGTCGAAGAGCTTGCCGCCGATGGCGAGGACGGTGGCTGCGGCGCTCGGGATTTCGGTGACGTTTTCCTTGAACTTGGCGTCCGAGGAGTAGTAGGCCGTGATGTTGCCAGTGGCGTAGATGGCACCTGCGCCAGGGTCTACCGTGGTTCCAAGGGACAGCCCCCCAGCAGGAGACAACATCATTTTTATATCGGTGGCTACAGCGCTGTTGCCGTTGAGTTCATTGTTGATGGCCCAGACAAAAGCGCCACGGTCATACGACCCGGTGCGTTTCCAGCCAAATGCGCCTTTAGAGAATGAGCTGGTCTCAACGCCAAAACCGATTACCGCATAGTCACCGCCATCGCCGGTGTAACTGTCAGCGCCAAACCGTGACGCCCAAGAAAACACACCAACACCCTGATATGCGGCCGCGACAACCTGCTTTGCGGAATTTGTAGTTGATGTCGTGTTGATGCAAAGCGTGCCGCCGGAGGTGATACGCGCACCCGTGTACCACCGGTACGCGCTGCTTCCGTCATAAGCGTAGTACTCAAAATCCAAGCCGCCTGCGTATGGGCCGCCGTTGGTAGTGCCGTTACCCGTGATGCGGCCGTGACGTTGAGCTCCTGACACCCCATCAAAATTGAACTCAAGGGAGCCGGAAGTAACAATGGTCGGGGCAACAAGGGAGCCGGTGTTGGTAAGGCCAGAAAGCCCAGAACCGACCTGCAGTGCTCCGGATGCCAGGCCACTTGTGGCAGAGGTGCTGCCAACCAACAGTCGTCCACTCGCATCCAGCGTCATCGCCTGAGTAAAGCTGATAGCGTTGCCTGCTGTGCCGGAGGGGGCTTGTTGCCAAGACGTGGCTCCAGTGAATCCGTCTTGGTACATATAGGTGGCATACCCGTTAACGATATACCTCCAGTTTGAACCATCAAAATAAGCGTTTGCGATAGAACGAAGACGACCGGCCCCGCTGTCGCCCACAATTGCGCCGCCAGTACCAAGCTGAATAACTTTCCCAAGTGCAGCCTGCCAAGCACTCGGAGTAACCCCCAAGCCGAGGTTGCCGGAGGAGTCGAGCAACATTTTGCTAGTGATAGAGGCACCAGCGCCTGTGTAGAACTTCAATCCAACATTGTTGCCGCCGTCATTGATTGCTGAAATCTGAGCGCCGCGAATATTGGTAGTTTGGTCAGTAGGCGCAAAGAAGATGCCAACTTCCGAGTTGGCAACAGCCGAACCGTTCCGCAGGGTCAAGACGTTCAGCAAAGCCCCAGCCGAAGTTCCATCAGCTTGAAGTTTTGTCTGTGGCGAACTCGTCCCAATACCCAGACCTGTGCTGGTCAGGCGCATTTGTTCGTTAAACGAAATGCCAAAGACCAAATTGTTGGTTGCACGGATTCCGAAATCCGTATTTGAGCCGCCAGAAATGATTCCGCTGCCTTGCCCAATTTCGCCAATCTCCGAGCCGTTATATCGGTAGCTCGCCCAAGCATTACCAGCGCCGGTACTGTTGAAGAACCCGTAAATGCCAGAGCCAGACTGGCCGATGGATGGGACACCAAGGAGTGCTCCATCAAACGTCAGTGCAGACCCAGTGGTCAGTACTTTGGAGCCGTTGAGGTAGGCCAGGCCGTTGGCTGTGCCGGCGTTCAGCGTGAGGCTGCCGGCCATCGTGCCGCCAGCCAATGCCAGGTAGGTCGATGCGGCCGATGCGCTCGTGAGGTACGGAGACAGCGCGGCGCTGGTGATGTACCCGGTCGGGTTGGATGCGTCGTAAGGCGTGAAACCCAGTGCCGTTGTGACGTTCAGGCTGGTCAGCTCCGAGCGGATCGTGGCCGATGACTTGTTCTCGACGTTGCCCAGGCCAAGGTTTGTGCGAGCTGTGGCGGCACTGGCCAAGTCCGACAAATTGCTGGACGCAAGCAGGCGCGACGCCACATCGGCGTCCAAGTTGGAAAAGTTTGCGTCCAACTCAGCGTTTGTGAGCGGCTCGCCTTTGATGAGACGTAGAGTGAGAGAAGCCATTGAGTTGCCTTGTGCCTGGGTTTTTTACAGTGATGGCGCAGGGGAAGCGCGCGGGCCCGCATTGCGCGAGCCCCAGAGCAGCTCAGTGGATCAAGAGATGGTCACAGACCAGGTGATCGACAAAGTGTCGCCTGCGTCCTTGTTCACGACGCTGAACACGGTGCGGCAAAGCATGGTGCCGGCAGCGCCAGCGTTCAGGATGCCGGCCTCAGTCACAGCGCCAGTGCCAGTGCCCGCAGGGAATGTGGCGGTGAACACGATCTGGTTGGAGTTCACGGTGGTCGAGGTCAAAGCCACGCGACCGAGCTCGGAGACCAGGCCGGTGTTGCCCAGGGCGGCAGCAGTGGTGCCGGCGCCGACGGCCATGTGAGACATGACAGAGGCGGAGGCGTCGCGCATGCGGCTGGCGATGAAGGCCAGGCCGCTGGTAACGACCAGGTTTTTGATCTCGCGCTGGTCTTTGATCTGGCCGTCAGCGCCGGTCAGTACAACATCGACGTTGCCGACGACTTTGAGAAATTCTTGAGTGTTCATGGGTATTGCCTTTCAAAAGGTGGTTGTGGTGCCGACGTAGTCCTCTGCGAAGTACGTCCCATCGGCGTAGCTCTGCAGAAAGATCTGGCCTTGCTCGGAGGTTGCGGCTGAGTCAGTCGCGGCCTTTGAGGTATGTTTGCTGGCCACGTCGGCAGCAGACAGGGACTCTGTGAACGCGCGGCTGTAGCTTGCAATTCGCTGAAGCAAATCGGCCGCGGTGATGGGGTCTGTCAATGACTTGACAAACTGTATGGTCTGGTCGTCGTCTGCGACGGCGCTGCCGTTGATGTCGTCTGTGACGCTGACGGCGTCGGCCAGATCTTTGACTGACGCAACCAGGACTGAGTCCGACGCGACAAGTGCCTCTGCGGCGGTCTTGGCGAAACCCTTGGATGTGACGTCGCTTATGGCCGCGGCATCGCTGGCAGTTTTGCTGAAGCCCTTGGTGGCGACGTCGGCGGATGCTGCCGTATCGGCGAGCGTTTTGCCCACCATGCGCTGCAGCGACTCGGAAGAGGCAATCAGTTCTGTCACTGCCTTGCCAAAAGCACGCACGCTTGTGTCGGACGCAACCGAGCTATCAGAGACCGACCTTCCGAGGCCCTTTGACACCACCTCTGAGGCGGCGATCGCGTCGTTGATGCCGCGGCCCAGAGATTTGGTGGCGACATCGATCGCGACCATCGCATCCTGGAGGCGCTTGGTGATCTCCAGCAGCGTTTCATCGGTCGTCTGCGTGGCGTCAAAAGCGTTGCGGCGCAGGAAGAATTCGCCGACTTCGGCGTAGTACTTGATGGCTTCTGCGCCAACTTGTGCGGTGATTGCACCCTGGGCGACTGCAACCTGAATCGCCTCAATGAAGATGCCAATCTTGACCATCAGAAGTCCTGACGAACTCGGAACTTGAGCAGCTCGTAGACGGTTTGGACTTCAAGCGATGGGAACGTGATCTCGATCTCGCCCTCGTAGTCTCCTGGCTCGACGTTGAGCGTGTTCAGGTTCCACAGGAACACGACCTTGCCGCCGACGCCGTCAGTCACGATGCCGTTGAGCGTGTCCAGCACCTGATCGGAGCCGGCCTGGCGAAAGCGCATGACAAGCGTGGCATCCGTCAGGTCGACATTCAGATCGTCGAGCTCGTTGGTGAGCGTTAGTTGCAGCTGAGGGCGGGTGTCGCCTCGAACGAGTTTGATTTTTTCTGCCATGGCGAACCTCGGTCAGGCGAATGGATGGGGTCGAACTGAAAGACTGCCCTCGACCCGGTCGTGCAGTGCGCTGATCTTCGCCTTGAGAATCCCGTCGTCGAACAGGCGGCGGTTGTAGAGCGAGAGCGCTGGATTGCTCCAGGATTTGCCCGGCATCGTCATCAGACGGGCCTTGGCGCCTCCGATCAGGGCGTCCCAGTACTTGATGGCCAGCTCGTCCGGAATCGTCGTAGCGGTCATCTCTGGCGCGTAGGCGACGCGCATCGTCAGCGTCTGGCGATTCGTGCCAAACGGGATCGGGAAAATCCGGATCGTGCGGTAGTCGATGCTTGCGTTGTAGTAGGTGGGCTCCGAGCCTTCTGCTGTCTGCCAGTTCGGCATCAGCTCAAACAGCTGCGGCATGGTGACCGGGCGCAACTTGCGGCTGGATGCCCAGACGTCCTTGACCGCAACGACTCGGGTGTCGCGAGGCGTCTCGACGTCGATCTCGTACTGCTTCTCGAGCACTTGGATCGGGTCCTGGATCTCGTTCCAGGCGTGTGTCTCTTGGCAGAACTCGATGACGCCAAACAGCAGCTGCTGCTTGATGATCATGTCCGGGCAGCCTGGCAACTCAGGCAGCAGGTGTGGGAGAAAGTCGTCGAGCTTCATGGGTTACGCCGTTGGAGCCGACGGAGCCGGCACGTTGGGGTTCATGGGCAACGCGCGCAGATTTGGGTTCACGCCTGTGAGCGCGACCACCTGGGCGTTGATGGACGCGGTGAACAGGTTGACGTGGATGGCAGCCTGGCCGCCGTTGCCGGCGAACTCGGCGTCCTTCATGTAGGCGCGGGCCAGGATGTAGTTGACGAGGTCATCGACGAACTTGTCGTCAATGCTGATCACGGTGTCGTCCGTGCCGTCCATGGCGTAGTCGCCAACCAGAGAAACCTCAACGGGGTCAGCCAGGTACGAGACCTCGAGCCATGCTGTGCCGGTCGACGGAACGCCTGGCGACACATAGAAAATCTTGGGCTGGCGCGGATCAAACGTGTAGATCGACACTGGTGTGCCGGTCACGGTGTGCCAGTTGGGCGTGTTGACATCCAGCACCTCACGGTCGGCAATCCGAACCGCGGTGCCGGGCGTCAGGCCATCAGAGCCCATGTTGCGGATCACGCCCTGCAAGTAGTTGCCCAGCACCTTGGTAGCGGTAGACCCGTCGCCTGGCTTGATGTCAGTGGCCAGGATGGTGTCGATCGATTGCTTGGTGCCGGGCTTGAGCTTGACTGCATCCACCCTTGAGCAGGAGGACGGCATGTACTTGGCGATGGCCTTTTGGCCGTCGTTCAGAGCAGACACGAGCTCGCGCTGAGTCCAGCGGGTGAACTGCGGGCTAATGTCGTGCAACTGGACCGACACGCGGTACAGGACGTCTTTGACAAGGGTGTTGGACATGGGTCAGGCCTTACTGAACGGAGTAGGGGAAGCGTGGAGTGGTGCGCGAGATCACGTTGCCGTCTTTGCCGAACGTCATCAGTTCTTGCTTGGCGTTGGCGATCACTTGCACAACTTCTTTGGGCACTTCAACGGGCTCGCCACGCTTGATTTGGTAGCCGTAACCGTTGATGCCGATGAAGACGTCTTCGCTGCCGCCGTCGTCGTTGGTTTGGTGAATGGTCAGGATCTGTTTGTCGCCAGACAGAGCTGAGTCGTGGTTTGCGCCTTTGGCCTTGGTGACGGATGTCTTGGCTTTGGCGGCGACGGTTGCGTCAGCCAGAGCGGCCGCGTCGTCAAGGGTGGTGACTTTGGAATCGGACATTGGAATACCTCACAGAAAAATTGCCGGGGATTGCCCGCCCCGGCATCGGGTTGGTCGTCGTTATTTATCCGACGCACCAATGGAAAAGGGCCCCCGAAGGAGCCCTTGTTTCAGCGCTCAGGCCTTATCAGGCGCGAGCGGCTACCTCGACCCTGATCATGAACGCGTCGTTCAAGATCACGGCGGTCTGCATGCCCTTCCAGCTGACGTGACCACGCTGGGCCAAAGGATCGGAATCCGAAGGCTTGGGGTTCACGACCATGGGGGTCAGAGCGAAGGCGCCCTTCAAGGCCACGATGCCGTAAGCGTCACGACCCAAGAACAGGATCGGGTACACGTCGGCAGAAGTGCCAGTGGTGGACAGCATGCTGCCCTTGGCGCCGCCAGCGTCAGCGAATGGGCTGAAGATGGTGGACGACACGTAGCGCACGTCCTCAACCTTGCCCAGCTCGCCTTCCCATGGAGTCATCGTGCCGTACTTTTCAGCAGGAACGAAGCCAGTCAGGGAACGCACGGAAGCTTCCACGTCGGGGTGGATCAGAGCCACGAAGCCAGGGGCCACGTTCTCTGTACCGAACGAAGGAGTCGAGCGGATGATGGTGGTGATGAAGCGAGCGTTTTGACGCTTCAGAGCACGCACGGCACGGCGCTGCACGTCGATCGAGATCTCGGTGTTCACGTCGGTACGAGCGGAGCCGTTGGCGTACAGCACGTTCGTGCCAGCTTTCAGCACGCCGAAGCGCATCTTCTCGATCATCTGGGCGGCTTGTTCGCCCAACAGAGCCACGGCCTCGTTCAAGGTCTGGTCTTCGTGGGTGTCCAAGATCACGTCAGAGATCGTGGTCAGACCGCCGTACTGGCTCAGGGTAGCGGTCACGTCAGTGACGGACAGCTGCTGGCTGGATGGGGTCACGCCTTCGGTCAAGGCCACGGGTGTGTTGCTCAGCGCTGTGTAGCGACGGAACTTCATCACTTTGGTGGAGTTGGCGGGCAGAGCTTTCGCTTGACCGAACTTTTCCAAGACGAGGTAGGGGAGGCCGCGCTTGAGCAGTTCTTTTTCTGCGTAGGCTGCGGTACGGGGCGAGATGTCGCCGTAAGAGGTAGATGCCATGGTGATTTCCTTTGTTAATGGCTAAAAGAGTCTTTTGCTGTTGGTAACAGCCATCTTGAAAGGAGCGATGGATTTCCCGTTTGCCGTGTGCAGATCCGCTGAACTCATGTGGGGCGCCGAGGCGTGTCCCGAATTCTTTGTCTCATGCGCGACTGGTTGTCGTGCTCCAAGGTGCAGGATGTTTGGTTACCGGTGCATCCTGCTACACCGGCTGTGAGGCAGCACGGAGTGGCTACTTCCACAAACTGGCTGAGGTCGCCGGCAATGCCAGCGGCCTCGATACTGTTTCCGCGCATGGCGGATCAGCTGAATGGGTCCCAGTGTCGTAACGCTACCTGGGTCGCAGCGGCCTCCGATGAGGCTTCAAGCCCGATGCTTTCGCAGAGCGGGGACGCTTTACTTTTCGTTCCAGGCCTTGGCGTAGTCGTCGCCGTCTTTGCCTGATTCGTCGATTCGGTCCAGGGTTGCCGCCTTGGCGCGAGCCCAGGATGCGCCTGCATCGCCACCCCAAAGGGCCCATGCGATGCGGCCGTTGGACGGGTAACCCTTCTCGCCAGGAGAAAAGCCCTCGCCTTTCTTGTCGACCTCGTGACGCGAGAAGAAGCTGTGCATGCGCCGAACGGTGTCGGGCGACAGCTCCTTGCGGTTGCTGAGGTCTCGAGCCCGGGCGATGCCGACCTCAGTGCCTCCGCGGCCGAACTCGCTGCGCCACTCGAGACCCTTGCGGGCTTCGGCGGCGATTGCGTCGCTCGGCTTCAGACCGATCTCACGGCCTCCGTACTGAGCCATCAGAACTCCGACCAGGCCGACTCGTAGTCGTCCGACTTGGCGGGTTGCTCAGGCAGCTTCATGCCGCTGGAGCGCACGCCTTCTGCGGCGTCCATCTGGTCTTCGGAGACCTCGTCCAGGATCGATTCCTTGGCTTCGGTCAGCTCGGGAGCTGCGTCGCCGCCGGACTTGTTGACTGCCTTGAAATCGTTCAGCAGCTTGATGATCGACTTGGCAGAGCCGTTGGCGATCGTGTCCAGTGCTGCGCCTTTGCCTTCTTCAGGCATGGCGTCGATGAAGGCCTTGAACTCTTCGCTCTCGCCGATCTCGTTGAAGTCGGGGTGAGCGTCGGCAATCTTCTCGAAGTGAGCCTTGGCCTTGGTGTCCACGATGTCGCCGATGATCTCGTCGACGGTGCCCTTGAGCTCGCCTACGACCTGGCTGCCGGCTTCGCGGGCCTTGGCTGTGGCGATGGCTTCGATCATCTTGACGAACTCGTCACCGAAGTCGTCGGCCAGCTGCTTCATGGCCTGGGTCACGCTGATCTGGCCGTCTTCGACCTGCTCAGCGATCTGCTCGACCTTCTCTTCGTCGGCCGGGGTGTCTGTGGCGTCTGCAGACTTCTCGATGGCCTCGGCCACGGCTTCTGTCTGCTCTTCCTCGGTGTCGGCGCCAGCGGCTTTGAGCTTGGCTTCCATAGCCTTCAGGCGGCCCTCCCAGGACTTCAAGCGCTGGATCTCTTTGGCCATGGCGGCGGTGTCTTCTGCGCCCTCTTCTGCCATGGCAACAGTGTCGCCCATCTGGCCAGCATCAGCAGCGGCTTCGGCGCTGTCTTTGGCATTGGCTTGGTCGGCGGCCTCTTCGAGCTCACCGCCGTCAATCACGATCGCAACAGCAGGAGCCTCGCCGTCGTTGGCGTTGCCAGCGTCTTCGGACTCCATCTCAGGGGCGCCGTCTTTGGCTTCGGCGGCAGGCTCTTCTGCTGCAGGTTCAGCCAGGCCAAACTCTTCGTCTTCCGACATCTGAGCGGCTGGGGCTTGGTCTTCGTTGAAGGCGGAAGCAAATGCTGCTTCGTCGTCTTTCAACTGTTCTGTCGTGGTTGCCATTGAGTTTCCTTTCGATCGGCTTCCAAAAAAGCCGGTCGCCCGGCTTCATACTGTCCTGCTTGCGCAGGGGCTGAAGATTCAAAGTTTCGGCAGCTGCGCTTCCTTGCGCAGTACCTTGCGGATCAGTGCGGTCTGCTTGAGCTTGCTTTGCAGGGCGACCAGCTGTTCTGCGGTCACTTCTGCGAGCTCGGCCTTGTAGACCTCTTCGAGCGCCTCGAGCATGTTCTCCACATGCCTGATGGCGTCAGATCCGGCGTATTCCTGGACGATGACCGAGGTGTCGGCCAAGGCCCGCATCTGGGTCATCGAATCGCTCATGCGTCAATCGCCGGCGTCTCGATGCCTTCGCGGCGACCTTGCATGCCGGTCGGTGCCTCGACGTTGGGCACATCAGGCTGAGCTGGTGCCATGGGCGGCTGAACCATCTGGCCATCGGGCTGAACGGGTGGTCCACCCAGCTGGGCAATCGTCGGATCAGGCGTGGCGTCTTGCCATCCACTCGAGCGCAAGATCTCGTCACCAGCTGGCGCGATGAGCGGCGTCGATGTGGCGGTGCCGCCGGCTTGCAGGGCGGCGTAGACAGCCTCGACCTTGGTGCTGACAGCTTTGGCGGCGATCAGCTCGACCTCGGCCATGGCCTTGGCGGCCTGGGCAGACAGCAATGCGACTTTCTTCTCGAGCTCGGCCATGATCAGCTGTTGCTGAGCCATCGCGGCCTTCTGCTGCATCATCGCCATCTCGTTGTTTTGCTCGGCCATCACCTCTTCCTCGGTCTTGACGACGTCGGACAGCTCGTGAGCCTCGGCACGCTGGCGCAGCAATGCGTCGCGCTTGATGTATGGGGCGTCCATTGGGTTGGATGTCATGGCCGCAAACTCGTTGAGCTGAGCGGCTCGGACTTCCTTTTGCACCAGGCTGGCAGCGCCGCGGGCCTTGACGTCGAAGTCACCCTTGATGGCGGATTCCTTGTGGAACTGCATGTTCCAGCGGTACAGGGCCTGCAAGAAGGGACGTGTGACGCCCTCGTCGTAGTTGGTGATCAGGTCCTTGATCACGATGTTGGCCGCGCCCATCAGCATGGACATGCCAGAAGCGGTGCCGGCAGCGCCTGAGCCCACGTTTTCGCCCGTCATGTAGCGGGGAATGGCCGTGGTCTCGTCAGCGTTGTTCTCGAAGCGATCGGCCATGCTGGACAGTGTGGCCAAGCCATTGGGCATCTCGAGCACGCGAACGGCTGCAGCGCCTGGATTGGAGTTGTTGCGCAGCCAGATCTTCCAGGGGAAGTGCTCTTCGACCTTGTCCAGACTGGCCAGCAGCGAGGGGTTGACCTCGAGCTGAGGGCCAGCGGTGATGCCAGCGTTGTCCAGCATCATGCGGGTCGACGCATTGATCATGGTCTGGTCATCGCGCATGATCGAGGCGATGCCCTCGGCAAAGATCGATGTCTCGTCCTTGTCGAAGTGGTACAGGTGGTACGGCCAGGTCACGCCATTGATTGGCTGCAGCACGGCCTTGATGATCTCGCCGTTTGGCAACAGCCAGACGTTCGAGAAGAAAGTCTCGTGGATGCGGTCTTCAGAGATGGCGACGCCAGCCTCTTTGAGCTGAGCGCCATCCAGCCAGCCCCAACGCTCGAGCACCTCGTAAGTGCCGGCTTTGTTGCCCTGGGTGGCGTTGCGCTCACCAATGACTCGCAGTTCGTTGTCGAAGTAGCGCAGCTTCACTTCACCGGCCGGGTTGGCCTTGATGTAAGCGACGATGCGGGTCTTGTTGAAGCTCTTGCGCTGGCTCAGGTCGACCAGGTCAGCCTTGGTCATCTGGTGGCGCTCGTAGGCGTAGCGGCACTGATCGAGCTCGCTGGCCGACATGTCGGGGTAGAAGCGCCACAGAGGCACGAAGTCCACGAACGGGACCACGTAGGTCTCGCTCTTGGCTACCCAGTTGTTGCCCTCTTGCACAAAGCGTGTGCGGACCTTGCGCTCAACGAGCGGGCCCTTCATCACGCCGGTGCCGTACAGGTGGCCAGAGTGAATGGCTTGCAGTGCGACCTGCTTGTAGCGAGCCTCGACCAGCTGGTCTTCAATGACCTTGGACATCCGCTTGGCGGACTCTTTGGCCACTTTGATGACGGCTTGCTCGACGACCTCGTCAGGCACTCGTGTGGGTGCTGGCTGGCCTGCTTGCTGAGCCTGGGCGGCGACACTCTGCAGGATCTGCTTGGTGATCAGCTGCTTTTGCTCAGGCGAGATGGAAGGCTTGGGAGTGCTGTCGATCTCCCAGTTTTTCTCTGAGCCGGCAGGGAAAAGCAGATCGGCCACACGCGAGTCGATCGTCTTGATCTTGACCCGGGTCTTGCGCACGAATGCTTTGGAGCGGTTGGGGCCGATCTTGGCCAGGACTTCAGGGTCATACTGGCCCTTGTACTGGCGCAGGTCCTTGAGCCAGCGCTCTTCGGTCTGGCGGCGATCCAGCTCGGCCTGTGCGAACTCGGCCAGCAAGGTCGCACCAAGGGCATCAACCTGAGACGGAGCGTGGCTGTCTGGCTGAGCCAACTGCTCAGCAGCGGCCAACTCGTACTCGAGGTTGTCTTGGTTCATTTCAGGAATTTCAACTTGTAGTTCGTGCTGGAGACCAGCTCGAGCATGTCGTCGATGATCTGCTGCAGGTAGGGCTTGTCGCACTCGCTGCGAGCGGTCTCGATGACGGACTTCAGGCTCTCAAGCATCTTGATCGGGTCTTTTTCCAGCTTGAAGCTGGAGCCGGTGAACTTGATCAGCTCGCCATAGCAGCCCATGTAGGACTCGGCAAAGCGGTCGGCCAGGTCAGGGATGCCGTCGTAGAAGGCGGCCAGGGCGCGGTGCGCAGCATCACTGCCAACACCGGACACGCTCAGGTGCGCGATGTGCGCAGCTGTGCGGGCGTTGAGCAAGGTCAGAACGAATTCGCCGGCGTTCTTCATTTGGACTCATCCTTGTCGCCGGGCTTCTTTTCGTCCTTCTTCTCGGCGTCTTCGATCTCGGCGTAGGCCTTGATGAACTCGCCCTGCTCGGACTCGTCAGCGGCCTTTTTGGCGGCCTTGACAGCCTCAGTGGCTGGAGCGGCTTCTTTGCCGCCCTCTTCGCCCTCTTTCCAGGCGTCTTCGTATTCGGTGTCGTTCATTTGGCTTCCGCGGCGTGCGGCCTTCATGTTGTCAATCAGATTGGGATAAGGTCGACCAGCCTTTGCGGCGGACTCCTTCGCGCTGGACTTCTGTGCGGGCGTCAATGGCTTGGAGTCACCCAGATCTTTGGGTCGGGCTTTGTCCCAGACTGGCTTGGTGCTCTTGCTCATTTCTTTGCTTCCCTCGTCAATATCCGGCGCTTGTTGGCGCGTTGCCTTGTGTGCCCATCATCTGGAAGCCACCAATGGCATCCGCGCGCTTGGCAACAGGCACAGAGAAGGTCAGAGCCAGCGCATCACCACCGTCAGGCGATCGAATGCCGCGCTTGGCCATCTTTTTCTTTGACTCGAGAAGCTTTCGGCCCGTCGAGTGCTCGTCTGGCTGTGGCGCTGTGATGTCGCTGATCAGAGCGGCATCGTTGGGCATGCGCACGGGGCTGTTCTCGAACCACTCTTTCATCCGCCACCACATGCCGGCGCGGATGTTTTCGTAGGTGTCGGAGTCCATGTCACGCTCGGCGCTGTTGATGCCGATGACAGGGACATTCATCTCCTGCAGGCGGTCAACAACACCAGCTCCCAGGCCGCCCTTGTCGATGATGATCGCGTCAGGCCGCTCGGTGTTCCAGATCTCAACGAGCATGCCGACGATCTGCATCGTGGTCTTGCTCTTGTGATACTCGACTCTAGGGATCACGCGACCACGTCGGAACACAAAGGCCGTGCGGTCAGGGTCGTTGGCACCATCACCAGCAGGGTCGACGCCGATGATCAGCGGACCCACCTGGTCAAAGTACTTGCTGTTCACAGCGGCCATCACATCGGATGGGCTGATCAGCGGGTTCAGTGTCGAGCTCTGGAAGGCCAAGCTGGCGGTTGCCGGGTATTCCTGGTCAAACAGCCACTCAAAGCCCTTGCCGTATTGAGCGATTTTGTTCGCCCGCCACTGCATCTGCTCCATGTCGAGCTCGTAAGCCCGCATGTATTTTTCGTCGTCCGGTGACAGCTCAAACTTGTCACGCACCGGAAGCCGGTATTCCTCTTGCCAGAACCACGGCACAAAGATGGCGATGAAGCCGTTGTTGCCGGCCTCTGCCTCTTGCCACATCAAGTGGAAGGCATTGCCCTGGCCGTTGCCGGTGGACTCGAGAATGATCTCAGAGCCAGGCATGTCGGCCACTGTGTTACCCAAGCCGGCCAAGTGCATCTGAGGATTGCGCCAGAAGGCGAACTCAGAGCCGTGGATCAGCTGGCCAGTGTTACCGCGGCCGACGTCGTCAGTGCCTGCGGTTGCAAGCTTGTAGCCCGCATCAATCGCGCCGAACAGCAGCTCCTTGGCGTTCGAAGCCTTGGTGCTTGGTGCCAGCGGGTTGTGGTCCTGGTAGCGCTTGACCATCTCGAACAGGTTCGAGGTGGCCTTGTCTTCGTGGGCCACGATGAAGGCGCTCTTGCCTTGCGTCGAGACCTGGTGGTAGTAGCGCTCGCCGATGTAGGTCGAGATGCCCTGTTGGCGCCCTTTGAGCACCAGAGCCCGGACCATTCCAGTCTCGCGCTTTTGCTCTTCAAGGCGCTCATGCACATAGCGCTGGGCACGGTTCAAGATGAACGGCGTGACCTTGCCTTGCTTGTCCTTGATCTTTGCGCAGTGCGCAGCATGGACCAGCAGGTTGTTGCGGACCAGGCGGATCGCCTGCTCGCGCTCTTGTTCGGACAGCGCGCTCACAGCTCGCCAGCCTCATTGATGCGCTTGAGCAGCATGTCGATCTCGCTGGTCGACTGCTTCTCCTGGTCAAGGCCGAAGATCTTGCGCTGCAGCGGGATGTAAACACCGTGGCTGCCCGCGATCTCTTTGGACATCTTTACCCGGCCAGCCAGGGAAATGATGTAGCGGTACAGCTCGTTGACCTTGTCAGTCTTCCAGCCACCGTTTGCGGTTGGACCTGACTCGTCGAATGCCTCAGCGATTGCCTCGAGCACTTCGTGGAACTTGGGATCACCCAGGGCGGCGAGCTCTTTGAGCTGGCTGCGGCTGACATCTACGGCCAGCTTGACGTCTTCGCGCTGGATCTCATCCACATGCGCGACGATGTCGGAATACTTATCAACAGTCTCACGCTCTGACTTCGGTGTCAGCTGCGTACTGTCGTTGCGTACCGCTGCGTTGCGTACCTTTTCTTTTGCTTTCTGCTGAATCTTTTCTTCAAGATTCCGCGTCCAGCCGTCACGCTTTGCGCGCTTGCGGATGGCACCTTCGGTGATACCGCTGTCCTCTGCGATGGTACGCAGGGACTTCAGGCCGGCTCTGTAGTGCTTCTCTACAGCGACCCAGTCGACAATCTTTTCTTCACTCATGCCAACAGACTCCTCTTGGCAATGAGCTCGAGGTCTTCGCGCTCCAATTGAAACCACTCGCCACGGATGCGCTTGTCGGCGAACATTGCGTGGAGGGTTGATTCCTCCCTGCGCATGTTGTCAACGAAGTATGCGAGAGCGATGCGGACTTCGAACGGGCTGGAGGTCTGGTGACTCTTCAGTCTCGCGTCGACGTTGCTGGCCTGGCCGATCTTGTAAAAGAACTCCGAGCCGGTGTACACGAAGATCACATACACGAAGCCGGGCACATTGCCGTAGTTGATGTTTGGACCGACCTCGGAAACCGCAACAGACCTGTCTTCAGTAGCTGGCACAGCTCGCTTTGTTCGCTCCCAACCGTCACGCCTTGCGCGCTTCAGGATCGCTGTGTGGGAAACCCCACGCTCTTCTGCGATCTGGCGCACGGTCTTGATGCCGGCGCGGAAGTCTTTCTCTACCAGCTCCCAGTCAACGTGTTTCTTCCCTGCCTCGGTCATGGCCTACCTCACTGGCAGGCTTCGCACTCCCCGTCTTCGGGGTTCAGCGGGCAAGCGGGTTGACCCAGTGGCGCGTCCGACTCGAGGTCGAGACCTTGCGGTTCCTGGGTTTGGTTGTTCTGATCGTTCATGTCTTACTTGCCAGTCAAAGCTGGCGGTGTTCCGGTTGGCATTGCTGGGGGCACGCGCAGGAAGCCTGCGAGGATTGCGCCCAGTACGGCGGCCACGATGTATTTGACGGCAGCCTGGACAAGGTCGCTGGACTGCTTCTGGATTGGTTGCGACTGCTCGAGGGAGACGACGCGGCCAGTCAGCCTGGTGATCTCTGCGAAGGCGCGACCCAGGGACTCATTGGTCCCGTTCTGGCGCTCTTCAATCACGGCCAACCTTGACACGGCATTGGCGAGCTCTCGCATGGTGGCTTTCACCTCAGCCAAGTCGCCAGAGATGGCTTCCATTTTTGCAATCGCTACAGCGATGTCTGCGCTATCTGGTGGCGGCATGCTCGTTACTTCCTGCGGGCTGCCGCCCTGCACTTGTTGAAACGGAGTGGATAAGCCATGAAGGCAACTCCACGAAGGTGAATGCCGCTGTCTCCGCATTGGGAATCCAGCCGGCGGTGTCGATGAACAAGCTGTTGCCCAGCTCGATCGGTTGTTTGGTTGGGGTGTGCCCAGAAATCACCTTGTGAATTCCAGCCACAGCCTTTGGGTCGCCCGCCATGACGCGGGTGCGAGACCAGAGGCAGTTGCTCTCAACGTAGTTGCCCAGGCTGCCAGTGATCTGGCTTTGCTTGACTAGCTCTTCCTTGAGCTCGGTCCAACTGTCCATTGGGCATCCGGCGTGAACCAGGCCAACGAGCTGCGAATCCGGCCAGGTTGGGTGCTGCACCTCAATTTCGATCAGGATCGGCATCGCCTCGAAGGCGTCCGTGTAGAAGCGCTGGTACTCCCTTGGCAGGGACATGAACCAGGCTCCACCGTTCATGAGGTAGTCCCTGGCGTTGAAGTAGCCCACACGGGCGTCAATGGCCATCTGCTCGTGGTTGCCGCGCACTGCGTGGAACCAGGGGCGAGCGAGCCACTCTGTGACGTCTTCCGACTCGGGGCCGCGGTCGACCAGGTCGCCGACGCTGAAAAGCCGGTCCACCTTCTCGTCAAAACCGATCTCAGCTAATGCTTTTGTTAGCAGACTGAAGTGGCCGTGTATGTCTCCGACCACGAAATCGCGACCGGACCTGTTGATTCCGAATCGTTTGATCATGGTCGAGTGGTGCTGGTTGCGGGTGAAGGACTCGCACCTCCGCACTTCAGGGTATGAACCTGCTGCTCTGCTACTGAGCTAACCCGCTGAAATTTGGCAAGGCTTCGCCCTCAAAGGGGGAAGCCACTGGCATGTTGTTCTTATGAGCGAAGACTCGAGGGTCTGCGCAATGTGGGCGAGTATAACAAAATGTTTGCCATGTAACAACATTTTTGTTACGTGACAGGCATTTACGTTGGAAACCTCGAGCGACTTCTTCGCGATTTCATTGACTGCTCAACAAATACCCGACGTTTCTGTGTGGGTATGCGTTGCAACTTTTTCTTTGTTGTGCAACAATTACTTCATCGCAATCAATCACTTACAGGAGTTCACATGGTCGGCTACTCAAATCACAAAGACATCGGCATCCGCCACCGCAGCGGCGTTTTTGACGTGCCCCTGGGCGACGTCACGCCCTACACCCAGTTCGTGCCCTTCCTGACGCTGGACACAGCCAAGGCCTTCATCGACGCCGGCCGCAAGGTCGACGGTCACACTGTCTACGACATCAACACCCAGGCCCCCGTGGTCGCTTAAGGAGCCAACATGCCCAACATTGACCAGCTCATCGCCTTTGAAAACGGCGACCTCGACGATGACCAGATCATCGAGTTCATCCAGGACGGCATCGACAAGGGCTGGGTCTGGAAGCTCCAGGGCGCATACGGCCGCTTGGCTGTGTCGCTGATTGACGCCGGCGTTTGCACTCACCGCTGAGGAGAAAACCATGCAAACCACCCAACAACACGGCGGCTTCGCCATCTCCCAGCGCACCGATGGCGGCGGCCTGGCCAAGAAGATCGAGGCCGCCCAAGCCAAGCTTTTGGCTGTGCCGCTCGGTAAGCGCGACGAGTACTGGGCCGCGGCCGTCGGTGGCGTCATTCACGCTGGACACCTACTCGCCGGCGGCCGCCGCGCCAAAGCCGGCAAGGTCCTGGCCAACGCCAAAGAACTGATCGAGTACGCAGCATGATCACCTCAGCCGACTTCCGACTGTCTGCAGCGCGGGTTGCGCACGCCCACCTGTGCCGTCTGCATGACAACCTGCGCACTCAAATCATCCACGCCTGGCTCATTGAGAACCGGGACCACCCCAAGGCGCGAGCTGTTGACGCTCTGCTGTCTGACTTCCGGCTCACGGGCAACCCGGCAGACTTTGAGGACGCCGAAGCCCTGGTTGAACGTCACACGGAGGCATGACATGGCCAAGCAAGACACACTGACCTACAAGGGCCTGATCTCGAGTGCCAAACAGCTCGACTACTACGCCAGCGTCACAACCGGCGAATCGAGCAAGTATTGGGCAGACCAGGCCAGGCAACGGCGCGACAAGGCCGAAGCCATCCCAGACGACTTCGTTGACCCGAAATTTGAAATGCCCGAGTGGGGCACAAGGGGCACATGATGTTTCAAGTCACCGCCCTCTTCCCCTGCTGCGAGCGATACGACGTTGTTGAGTTCGGCCATGGCACCGCCTACACCGTTCGCGAAGTTGTTTCTGGCCTGAGCTTTTTTGTTCAGGACGGAGAGGCCACCAAACTCAAGCGCGACAGCGCCAACTTCACCCGGGCATCAGTCCTGGATGACTACATCGACACCATTGGAGCATGAACATGAAGAAACTGATTTCACGCGGTGAGGCCGCGCCAGCATCCAGGCAGCTAACAAAAGCCTGTAGCGACTGCCCACTGCGCCGCGATTCACTTAACGGCTGGCTGGGCGGTGCCACACCAGAACAATACGCAGGCCTGTGCCACTCCGATGAGGTGGTGGAGTGTCACGTACACGCTGGAAGCCGCTGCGCCGGCTTGGCAATTTACCGCCGCAACGTGGCGAAGTGGCAGCCTGAAGAACATCGCCTGCCTGCCGACCGAGAAGCGATCTTCGCGACACCCATGGAGTTCATCGCGCATCACAGCGCCCCTCCGAGCAAGAAAGGTCGTGCAGCATGAACGCGCAAGCCGAAAACCACAACGACGAATGCCCCCTGTGCGGCGGCACTGGGGAGGTCTCCATCTCGAAAGACGGCACACACGAGGGCACCGACTATTACGGGTGCCCGGTGTGCATCAGCCGGGAACGCGACGAAGAGGAGTTCAGGCTGCGAAAGGCCAACCTGGACTGCGTCGAGCACTTCAACGCCATCAAGGCCGAGCGCAACGAGCTGCTGGCCGTGCTCAAGGAGCTGCAGGAGTCCGCCAGCTATTGGAGCGAGTACGACGTGCCCCTGGGCATTGTTGACCGCATCCATGCCGTGATTGCCAAGGCGGAGGCGTGATGAGCATCAGCAAGCAACCCGTCAGCGATGAGCGCATCGCCTTTGAGGCCTGGTACTCAGCCTCGCACACCTCTGCCTGCCTGGTTCGCACGGGCAAGGGCTACATCAGTGAAACAACCCGCGTCGCATGGCGCGCATGGCAGGCCGCCATTGGCCAGAAAGAAACAGCATGAACACCTGGCCCTTCCCTCCCCCATCTGGCCCTGTGCCATGGACGCCGGCCCAGGAGCGCGCCTACCGACTCAAGCGCATCAGCGAAACAGAGGACGCACCGCTATGAGCAACAAAGACTGCGAGCTGCACATGTGGGAGTACTGGCGCGACGACAAGGGCTACGAGACGGCCGCCAGGGAGTACTACCCCAACATCTTCAACAGAGACCCGGTGCTGCGCGCTGCCCTGGCCGACTACCACGCAGCGATGCAGCTCATCGACATGCGCATGGCCCACTTGCTGGAGCAAAGCCCGACAAATTCGTAGGGTCTTTTTTTGCTGTGTTTGCAACTTTTTGTTTGTTGCGTAACAATCTCTTCACACAGCAACATTCAGGAGCTATCAGTGACACAGCAAACATTCGCCATCGACTATGACGGCACCTACGCCGCAGCGCCAGCCTTGTGGGGTCAGTTCATTGCGGCCGCTCGCCTGGCTGGCCACCGCGTGCTGATCTGCACCGGTCGAGCCTTCGCCCCCGTCATCTTGCCGGATGACCTCGAGGTCCACTGCACAGCCGGCCAGGCCAAGCGCGACTACCTCGCCGACCTGGGCATCAGGGTTGACGTCTGGATTGACGACGACCCTGCCTCCGTCATCACCGACGGCATCTGATTTTTCACCACCAACCTTAGGAGTTTTACATGCCCATCATCACACCCGAGCGCGCCGGCGAGATCCGCGCCAAGACGTGCGAAAAGTACGGGGCCATCTGGCTTCACCACTATCACGAGGCCATCGAGGCCGAGGTGCTCAAGGCCATCGGCTGGGAGGAGGTCGTCCAGACCTCCGTCGACCAGTCGCTCGCTTTGTCCCACATCGCCGACCTGGCGCACGACAAGTCCACCGGCCCGGCTGTGCCCGACACGCTCTGGGAAATCCGCAACATCGCACAGGAGGCTTTATGAGCAAAGTGCTGACACCTGAGGCGCAAGCTGAGCGCGAGGATTTCGAAGGGCGGTACGGCAGCGATGGCAACTGCAGCTGCCACATCAGCCCACCCTGCCCCTCCTGCACACACTCCGGCAATCCACTGAATCAGAACGAGGATGACACCGCATGGATGGAGGAGATCACGGTGCAGCACCTCCCCTCTGACGACTCGGAAGGGGGCCTGCTGTGATCCGCCTTCAGTTCGACCGAAAATTCATCCCGCTTGTTGCCCCATTCGCAGGCAAGCGTGACATCCGCTACTACCTGAACGGCATCCGCGTCGAAGCGGCAGGCGATCGGCCCGGCGTCTACATCATCGGCTGCGATGGCCATCGCCTCACGGTCGCCTACGACAAGCACGGCTTAATTGAGGGAGACGAGGGCCGCGGCCTGATCGTGCGCGCTGACAGCCAGTTCATCTCCGCCTGCAAGGCTCGGTCAAGCGCGGCACTCAAGGTGATCGCGCAAGGCAAGCGAGTATCGGTTGGCGTTGATTTTGACCAGGAGCACAACGGCCTCGAGAGCTACGTGATGCCAGGTGACCCTTGGATCATCGGCAACTACCCCGACTGGCGACGGGTGCTCCCCTGCTGGGAGAGCCTAAAGCCAGGATGCGCCGCGTCATTGTCGACTAATTACCTGTCCGACTACCTGCGCCTCAACACGTCCGTCTCAGACCAAAACAGCATCATTTTTTGGCAAGAGAAGCCCGATGCAGCCGTAGTGGTTCAGCACACAGCACACCCAGAGCTGCTGTCGATCTTGATGCCGCGGCGCTTTGATGACCGCGAATTTGAGTTTTTCCGAGCAAAGCTGACAGAGCTGGCCACCGGAAAACAAAAGGAGGCCGCATGAACTGCAAACCCGGCGACCTGGCTGTGATCATCGCCAGCGACATCCCCGAGAACATCGGCCTTTTTGTCGACGTGCTTGAGGCCGACGACCACGGCAAGACCGGCGTCACCCTGATGCATGGCGGCCAGGTCTGGATCTGCCGCGCAAAGGGGCTGATCACCTACCGCAACATCCTGGGCCAGGTGTGCCACCTCATGGAAGGCCCAGTCCCCGACGAGGTGCTCAAGCCCATTCGGCCGCCAGCACCCAGCACCAAGATCAACACAGAGAAAGAGCTTGAGGTGACAGCATGAGCCGCAGCGGATACAACGACGATTGCGATGACAACTGGGGCTTGATCCGATGGCGCGGCGCTGTTGCAAGCGCCCTGCGCGGCAGCCGTGGCCAGGCCTTCCTGCGCGAGCTGGTGGCGGCGCTTGACGCCATGCCAGAGAAGCGCCTGGCCTCGGAGTCCCTGGTGAGTGCCGATGGCGAGTTCTGCACCCTGGGCGTCGTTGGCGATGCCCGAGGCGTCGAGCTCACGGCCCTTGACCCTGAGGACTGGACACAGGTGGCCAAGGCCTTTGGTCTGTCCGAAGCCATGGTGCGCGAGATCGTCTACGAGAACGACGAGTGCTTTTCGGATTGGGACTGGGTCCAGGTCGAGATCTGCGGGCCAATGCGCCCTTACTACCCGGACTACGGCCAGCACAAAAAGACGGTCCGCGCCAGCATCACAAACGCAGCCGAGCGCCGCTGGAAGCACATGCGCGAGTGGGCACAGAAACACATCAAGAACACAGAGGTAACAGCATGAGAAACGTTGGCGCATCGATTGATGGCTTGAAGCCAGACGTCATAGACAGGCACGGGCCTGGATGGTCTGTCGAGAAGATCACCAAAGCAATTGCAGACGAACTACTGAACGAAAACGGAACTTACGCAACAAGGAAAGCAAAAATGGTAACGACAGACTACGAAAAGGCATCAGAGATCGCAGAGACGGCCGAGAAGATGTTCAAGCGCAACGCAAGCAAATTGATGGCCACATCTGATGAGCTGCAGGCCAACATCAAGAAGGTGTCGGGCAACGTGCGCAAAGCTGCGGACGACCTTGCTTCCGGCTTGATGAAGGTTGAGAAGACGGCGAACTTCGCGAACCTGGAGCGCTACGTATTGCTGCTCGAGCGAGCTGCCACGGCCATGTCGACCCTTGCGGAGCTGGAGAAGAGCGGGAAGCTCGACAAGATCTCCAGCGCATTGAAGTAAGGGACCCGGCATGAGAACCCTACCCTACGACTACCACCGCTGCGAGCCCGAAGCGCCCGACAGCAACTGCCAGAAGTGCCTGCGCTGGGTTGACCTGCCAGGCCAGACATGGGGGCCGCGCACAGGAATCATGAGCGGCCGCGAAAACAGCGCCGACAAAGACTGCACCCGCATCCCAACTGAGGAACAGAAATGACCAAGAAAATTTTGACCGCTTTCTACGCCGGCCTTTGGGTCTTCATGGCCTGGGCCTTGTACAGCGACATGTACATCTGGCGACCAGATGAGCCCAAGCGATCGGGCGCGCAGATCGAGGCGGCAGAGCAAGCAAAGAAGTATTACAAGGACATCAAGTAATGACGCTGGAAGAAATCATCGCCCGCATTGAGGGCCGCTACGTCGAGGAGGGCGAGTGCTGGCTGTGGACAGGCGGGACCGTGCAAGGCGGCCGCCCATACCTGACCATCGACCACAAGCGCGTCGCTGTTCGCACGCTCATGGCCAGGGCCAAGGGCATCTGGCGTGATGGCCACGTCAACCCGGCGAAGTGCGGCAACCCCCTGTGCGTCAACCCAGAGCATGCGGCGTCGATGACAAAGTCGAAGCACATGCAGATCCTCGGAAAGATCGGCGGCTCGCACCCAACGCGCCTGGTCAAGATCCAGGTCATGGGCCACCCCCTGAAGAAGCTTGAGGACTGGCAGGTCATCGACATCCGGGCGTCCAGCGAGTCGGTCGCCGACGCAGCAAGGCGCCACGGCGTGAGCGGAGCCCTGGTCAGTCGCGTGCGCCTTCACAAGACGCGCAAGCACCTGAACCCATTCGCCTCACTCATCCGGTAATACCCCACCATAATTGAAGGTTATTGTTGCGCAACATTTGCAACATCTTGTTTTTGTGCAACAATTCATTCCGTCGACAACATTTCGTTGGAGACGCAGCCAAACAGCATCAAGGAAACACCATGCAAGACCTGAACGTAATCACCAGGCTCAACGCCAAAGCAGTCGAAGAGCACTCCATCAAAACCCGCGACGCCGGCAAGTTCGGCCTGGCCAAGTACAGCGGCCTGAACTTCCACAGCTGGGCCGACTTTGACACCGAAGCCGATCGCAACGCCGCGGCCATCGCCTGGACCAACTCTGGCCCTGGCAATCGCACCACCCTGCACAACCCCGAGCAGGTCACCGCCTAATCGGAATGGCCGGGTTTTTTTGGCCCGGCCAGCAACAAACGGTTTTTGAAGCAACAGGAGTTTCACATGCAAGCCATCATCAACGTCGAACTGGACAGCAAGAGCGTCGCCGATGCCGAACTGGGCGCACGCTACAACGTCGTCATCGCCAGCGTCCGCAAGTTCTTCACGCGCGCCATCGGCGAAGTTCGCGAGGCCTCATACGAAGGCCCGGACGGCCAGGCCACCGAGCACACGGCCGTCATCACCTTTGAGTTCAACGCTCAGAAAAACATCGTCCTCAACGCCCTGAATCAGATTGCGCGCGACTTCAACCAAGACTGCGTTGCCGTGCTGTTCAGCGATGGCGAAGGCCGTCTGGTTGGCCCTGAGGCTGATCGCTGGGGCGGTTTCAAGATCGAGTACTTCAAGCGCCCCGCCTTCTACGAACTGCTGCAGGAGGCCGCATGACACCGATGCCCAACCAGATCCACTCGCAAGAGGAGCTCGAGCAAGCCATAAAAGGCCTGAAGCAGCGAGCACAAGCACTCACCGACCTGGCTTTCGAATACGGCTTTGTCTTGACCATCAACACCGTTCCAAATCAACCGCTGGCCATGGGCAACTACGACATGCAGTGCGAGCTTCGCATTGCCAACGATGTCTACCGAGGCCAGCACGAACTCAAAGAAAGCGAGACCGCATGAAGACAGAAAAGAAGCGATCGCCAGGCCGCCCCGCACTTGATGGCGCGGCCGGCTGTACCGAGCGCATCAACGCCGTCGTCACGCCACTGCACAAGCAGATGCTGGATGAGCTGGCCGCCAACTGCGGCATCTCCGTCTGGCTGCGCGACACCATCGAAACCGCCTACAGAAAGAAGGCACGCAAATGAAACTCACACCCGTATTTCCAGCAAGCATTCTCCCGGTGCGCTCGGGCGTTTACGCGACCCAGCAGATTGATGAGGACGGCAACCTTGGCCCGTTTGGTTGCAGCTACTTTGATGCGACCGATCGCATCTGGGGTTGCACTCACCGCACTGTGGATGAGGCCGCCGCCAACCCCGAGTTCGAGTTCGCCGTCCAAACCAAGATGTGGCAAGGCCTGGCCGAGGAGCCCAAGCCATGAAGAAGATCAACCACTACCGCGTCGAAGTCACTGACCCAGCAAACCCCGGGATCATCGGGCGAGACAAGAAGTTTGAGGTCACGGCATTCGACGTCATCGGCGAGAACGACAAGTACATCGCCATCAACGACTACCGCTTCACCTCGATCCGCAAGGAGAAGTGCGACTGGGACACATGCCTGGACAAGCCAAGCATCAGCCTGCATGCCAACGAAACCGTTTGGGGAACTCGCGTCACGTACTCGCTCTACACCGAGAAGACCAAGCGCGCCAGCACCATCAAGAAAGAGATTGAGGCGGCGATTGAGAAGAAGTACGGCTTCTTTGCACGCGGGTTTGATCTGTCATTCATCACCGAAAAAGAGGCCGCATGACCGACAACATCATCCCATTCGACGCGCCACCCGAGAAGCCAAAGCAGGAGACCAAGTGCTCGTTCTGCGGCAAGGCCGAGAGCCAGGTCCGGCACATGATAAGCAACGGCATCGACAAGCACATCTGCAATGAGTGCGTCGTCAAGGCCAAGGAACGCCTGGAGGCTGCATGACGCCAGACAAAGCCCTCGAGCTGGTGCAGCGCTATGCGCGCCTGAACCGCGACCTCAAGGACTACACGCACCGTATTGGCGAACGGCTTGAGCTCTGCCAAGGGATTAACGGTTCGCGTGCTTTGAAGCAGACCCCGTTTGGCCTCCAGCGTGAAGACCACCCGGATCACTTTGACACGAAGAACCGCGACAAGCGGATGCACATCTGGCGCTGGTATCAGCCGGAGATCTGCGAAGACGGCGATGCCGTCTGGGAGGCGATCACCAACGATGAGCACGGCGCAGAGTGCTGCCATTGCTACGAGGTTCACCTGCTGATTCAGCGCCGCAAGGCTGCGCGCAAGGAACTCGGCGGGGTCAAGGGCGCCATGAGCAGGAGCCTGCCATGAGCAATTGCTGCGATGACTACGGCAACTGCCGGCAAGGCAGAGACTGCCCTGTTCGCATTGAGCGAATCCGCTGCGCTAAGGAGAGGCTCGACCAAGACCAGCCCAGCATCCCGTTTCTGCTCATCGGCAGGCTGGCACTGGGCGCGGCAATCCTGCTGGCCATCTTCATTGGCTCAATGTGGCACGAAGCCGTCAGGGCGGTTTCATGACCTGCACACGCATCCCCGGCGGCATCATCTGCACCAACCCATGGGGTCGCCTGCACGTCGGCAATCGCTACGTGTGGGTCGACTATCACACCTACTGCGGGCCATCGTTCTCGTACGACTCTGCCGGCAATTTGCCGTACGACCCGGCCGACGAGAACGACCCCGTGTGGCCAGAGTTCGATAAGTGGCTGAAGAAGTACGAGGCCGCAAAAGAAAAGGCAAGAAAATGACCCGACCGGACAGCCCATGCATCGCAGTTTGCGATGTGCTCTACAAAGACATCTGCTCCGGCTGCGGCCGCCACTACCTTGAGGTGGCCCGCTGGACAGAGATGACATCAGAAGAGAAAGAGGCCGTGTGGTTGCGCATCGAAACCGATGCCACCTCATGGCGCTTCAACAAGTACAAGGACCGAGTAAAAAATGAGCATCAAGAAAACATCTGACGGCGCCGCCGTGGTCGACACCGGCTACCACTGGATTGCCGTCACAGAAATAGCGCCACCCAGCGGCAAGCTGCAACTCATCAATGAGCGCATGGGAGTTGCCGTGTACGGAAACTTTGTCAAAGGCCAGGGGTGGACGCACTGGGCGCCTCTGCCAACTTTTAAGGACAAGCCATGATGTCAGCCCTATTTGTCGGCGGGCCGGCTGACGGACGACGTGAGGCATTCATGCAGCTTGACCCTGTTCGCATAATTCGAGAAATGCCAAGACTGCCCGAGCTCAATCCGTGGGACGAAGTTCCGACCACACTTGAATGCAAGAATCACCACTACTTGCTGCGGCAGGTTGGCTCAGATGCATATGTGTACCTGCACGAAAGCATCCACCCGAGCCAGCTGGTCTACAAGCTACTGGCCGGCTACAACCCCAAGTCTGTCTAGCGCCCACTGCGCGGCTTCACGGTCGCGCTGCTTCTGGGCTGGATCGTCGACAATCTTTTGCAGCTCGCCCTTCATGCGCTTCAGGCCAAACGCAAAATGCACCTGCTTCACGGAGCCTGGCGCGCCGCCCTGGTCCAGCCAGGCGTGGCAGCTGTAACAACCCCAGACCCCCCAGAAATCCGACGCCTTCCGGCCGGCACCCTTGTCGTGCCAGTTGCTGTGCGCCAGGACGACCGTGGAGCGATCGAAATTGCACACCCCTGGGATGAGTAGCTGACAGTCCTTGTCGCGCGCCATGGCCCGGTAGTGCGCATTCTCTTCGCGCTCGGTCTTGGGCAAGGCTTTGAGCTCAGCCGGCCCGGTGCTCACACGCTTGCGCAAGTGCTCAGGGATGGGCGCATAGACGATCGGCTTGCGCTCGATGGTCTGGCGCTTGAAGCCTGATCGCTTCAGTTCGCTTTTTCGTCCAAGCATAAGACGTCAATCCCACTACCGGTGGAGGCATCGAGCTCAGAGGCGATCTCAACTGCGCGCTCTGGCGTGAAACCAAGGTGCATTGCCGCGATCGCGAAGTCTCGACCCGACCCGATGGCATGAAACTCGTTCTCCATGACAATGGGGTACGGGTAGCGCTCATAGCAGAGCACGTCGCCTTTCGGGGTGACAACGAGGATCGAGGTATCGATTTCATCGTCATCAAATGGATTCGGCCAATCTTCTTCCTTGGCGCCATCCTCAAACCACTTCAGCACGAGCATTGCCACATCCTGGCGACCCGAAAAGCCGATCAGGTGCCCCTTTCGCTTGAAGATCTTTGTTGTGACTCCCGTCTTAAGACCGCCCTCGCGGACCATCTTGTCTGCGGCCATTACGCCGAACTTCCTGCTGTACGCCACTGTTGTCATGCAACCCCTTACCGCACGAGACGCGCCACAGCGCGCTCGGTCACTTCGTCGATCGACTCGAGGGCCGCGATGACGTGGCTGATCTGCTCGCGATGTTTCTTCTGGATCTGCCGGCGACCGGTGCCTTGGCAATGGCGGCAAGCCTTTGTCGACAGTGCGGGCGTGCCCTCCAGCAGCTCAAACTTTCTGCCGTGGCAGTGCGGGCAAACAGGGTCAATGTGATGCGACAGCGCGTGCAGCGCCACCACCTGCATCGACTTGCCATTGAGGCGCCAATTGCGCTTTGCATTGAAGCGGCGGACCAGGGAGATGACAGCCCGGAAGGCCGAGTTCAGATCCGCCGGCGAGTTGGCGTAATGCACGCGCATTACCGGCGAGGCAACCTTGCCGTGACGTGACGCGGCAATGCCAGCGGCCGTGATGAAGTCCAGGTCATTGCGATGGTTTGGGTCAAACGACAGGTCGCTGGACCCGTAGGCGACGCCGAGGCGCTCGAGAACTGACGGACGGTCGCTCATTTGGTGGCCCCCTTCTTTCGCTTGACGCCGATCTCACGGATGGTCACGCCGTGGATGTGCAGCATTAGCTTTCGCTTGATGACGTACTCGGGGGTGATGGTGGCGGACGACTTGCTGTCTTCCACAACCGTGTCGCCGGTGCTGTCGATGTAGACAAAGTCCGCCACATAGGCTGTCTCGCGCTCGAGGTAGCCGTCGGCGTTGCGCTTTGATGGCAGAAGCAAGAACTTCTTTTGCAGCTCCAGGCAGCCAATCTGACCCGCGGCCTCAAGAGCCTTGAGCTCGAGGAACCTGCGGGCCTCAGCCTTGGAGTCGAAGGTGATGCCGCTGATTTGCGTCTTCACCGCGCCGTACTTGGACCGCACGCGACGGGCGGATGGAACCGGGGACATCAATTCCCCCCGTTTGCGGCCTCGTTCAGCGGATCGCTCGGCTTGAGCACAACGACCTTGCGCGGAGGCACGATCACGGTCTCGCCGGTGTGGATATTGCGGGCGCGCTTCTCGCCGCGCTCGACGATTTTGATGACGCCCAGGCCGAACAGCATGACGTTCTCGCCCTTGGACACGGCGCGGCGGACGACGGCCGTGGTGGCATCAAGCACGCCTCGAACCACGTCCTGTGGTCGGCCGCTCACGTAGGCCACACGCTTGATCAATTCATTTTTCAGCATCTTGGTGCAACAGGTTGTTTCAGACGGCGCGTTTATAACATAACCGCCAACAAAATGTTGCACCCCGAAAAATTACGTGTAGGCCAGCACGTTGTCCACATGATTGCGAAGCTGGTCCTCGGTCATGCGGGTGCCGCCCAGGATCTTGGCCAGGATGACGTTGATGGTCTCGCTGTACAGCTTTTCAAAGTCGTCTTCGCTCATGCTGGCAAAGCTGATCGACTTCGCCTCAAGGCGCACCTCGCCGCGGGCGTTGTACGTGGCGTCGAACCGGCCGGTCAGGATGATCAGGTCGCGCCGGAACCGGTCAAAGTCGGGCTTGACTGGCTGGCCCTTGTATTCCATCGGAGGAATGGTCTCGGACCAGATGTCGAACGCGTACTTGGCTAGGCAGAAGAACTTCTGCAGGAACTTGTAATTCCGAATCTGCTTGACCTCGACGCGCACCGCGGCGCCAGCCTTGATCTTGCGCAGCGATTCGGCGTCTTCGTCTGTGGCCGGGATTAGGCCGCCGCCAGGCTGGCGAATCATGATCAGCTCAGCCATTACATCGCCCTTCCGATCTCGGCCGCGCAACGCACGATCGCCCGGCGCCATGCGGCAGCAGGATCATCGCCGTACAGCTCGAGTACCTCGGTGGGGTTTGCCTCGCGCAGCGTGTCGGACCGGCGGCGCTGCTTGGCAATGACAGAGTGCCGCTCTTCACTGTTGTAGATCGGGTATGGCGTGATGCTGATGCCCAGCTTCACCGCTAGCCGAAGCGCATCGCCATCGTTGTTTAGGGGGCTCCAAACACCTGAAGCGGTTGCAATGTATGGGAATCCACTTGGCTCGGTGAATAGGGTTTCCCCATCAAGACCCGCTGCTTTCGCAGCCAGCTCCAGTAGCTCTCGGTCGGCGCTCATGCTGGAAGCCTCCCGCTCTTTTCGCCAATCACCCTTGCTGTTGCTTTCAGCTCCTCCAGGCGGTCCATGGCATGCGCCCAATCCAAGGCAAAGATCTCAAACTGAAAGATTCCCTCTTGTGTCTCAAACTCAACAAGGAAGGGCAGCCAGTTGACGCCATCCACAGTTACGCCGCTCATGCCGCACCCCCAAACGCAGCGATGCGCTCGCCCAAGATCTGGCTGTAGGCCTGCATGATCGCCAGCTGACGCAGCATGCGTAGCTTTTCATCCTCAGCCACGCCGGTCTTGAACAGGTCGAGCTTGGTGAAGCTCGAGAGGCTCTGAATTTTTGTGTCGAGTTCAGTCTTCTCCTGAACAACTCGCAGTTGATGAGCTTGCATTTCAGTCTTTCTTTGAAACAATTCCAACGCCGTCGCCCAGGACGAACAGCGCTCGCTTAATCTGGTACTGAGGCACATAAAATCCGGCCTTTACCAGGTCCAGAATGCGATGAGCCTCGAGCTCCTCTTCGTTGCAGTGGTCACGCAGCATCACGCATCTCCTTGCGGGCCTGAGTCCGGTAGCTGGCCCACTCAAAGGGAACCCAGCGAGCGACCTCGGTCAGGCGGTCAAACACCCGGTCGCCAATGGCCACACGGAACTCGTCTTTGCTCAGGTTGGTCATCAGGATCGACGGCCGCATGTTTCGGTAACGGCGGTCCAGCACGTCGAACATGATCGAGCGCTCGCCGTCGGTGCCGTACTGCACGCCGACCTCGTCGATGACCAGCAGCGGGATCGCCTCGAGCTTGGCCAAGAGCTGGCTCTCGGTCATCGCACTGTCCCGGCGCCATGTGTCGCGCAACGCGCGGATCAGGTCCATCAGGGTCACGTAGGCGCCAACATGCTGGGGCAGGATGGCCTGGAGCACAGCGCCAGCCAGGTGGCTCTTGCCGGTGCCGGGTTGGCCAGACAGGATCAGCGATCCACCGGTGCGCAGATGACGGCCAAAGTTGCCGGCGTACTCGCGGCACACGCGCAGCGCACGCTCCTGGCCCTCACTGTCGGCACGGTAGTTGTCAAAGGTCTTGCCAATGAACCGCGGCGGAATGGCCGTCTGCTCCAGCATGCCCTCGATCTGAGCCTTCAGCGCAGCCTGGCGATCGGCATCAGCCTTCTCGCTGGCCGCCCGATCGGACTCGGCCTTGCAGCCCGGGCAGACAGACCAGACCTCGCGGGCGGGCTTTGTCAGATTCAGGCGGTATCCCGTCGACACATAGGCGCCGTGGGTCTCGCAGTTCTTGTCGGCAGAACCCAGCGCCGTGGTCGGAGGGTTTGCCCCCATCAGCGCACCAATGCTCTGCATCGAGTCAGTCGAAGGTGCCGTCATCGTTGATGCCCTCGCTGTAGTTCTTGGTCGCGAAGGTGCTCACGGCCGCCTTCGCCGCAGAGACCTCGTCTTGCCAGCGGCCCTGGTTGATCCAGGTCGCAGGGTTCGGGATGTACTGCCCGCCGTCCTTGGCCCATTGCTGGCTGGCGCGCTGCACCTTGACCGCGGCGATCATCTGTTCGGCCAGGTCCTTGCCAACCTTGCGCTTCTTCCAGGCCTTGCGAGCGTCGTCCTTGCCAACCTTCTTCGGGTACTCGGCCCAGAAACTGTCGAACAGGTCATCGACGGGAGTCGATGGGGACACGGGAGTGTCTTTCCTTTCCCCTCCTTGATCCCTTCCTTGATCCCTTCCTTGATCCGTAGTTGGGATTCGGGGGGATTCGGGGGAATTTGGCGGGGGTGGCAGGCGCGACGCCGATCGCTTGTCGATTTTCTGGTGCTTTGAGAAGCCGCCGATCTGCAAATACTCAACGCCATCAACGGCGTAGATGTTCACCAACGAGGCCCGCCGAATTTCCTCGAGCAACCCCGAGCAATCGACGTCATCCGCGGGAAGTACCTGCATCTTGATGCGCTTGGGGCTGTAGACCATCCGGCCGTCGTCGTCGGCAAAGTTCCATAGACCGATGAAAAGCAGCCTGGCGAATGGCGATAACTCAACGACTTTCTCGTCGGTCCAGAACTCCGGCTTAACTGAGCGAATGCGTGCCATCACTCGCCCCCTTCTTCGCTGGAGACAAAATCGGCGAGCTCATCCTTGCTGAGCATCAGCTGGATCTGGTCGACCAAGACCTTGGCATACGTCTTTGGCAGAATCACATGCACAGGCTCTTCCGGGTACTGGTCCTGCTTGATCACCAGATGACCGTTTGCGTTCACATAGATCTCGGTCTCGTGAACTTGAGGCAACTTCATTCAATGCTTTCCCTTCCGGTGTCCGGAAGTAAAAAAGCCCAAGTCGGAATCCTCACCAGTGGGGGACTGGCGTTGGCGGACAGGTGAGTAACCTGCAGGATTCCGGCTTGGGCTTACTCGTTTTTCTCCCCCGCCAAGGGGACGAGCAGATTCTACAACATTCTGTTTGCGCCACAACACCCCGTTGAGTCCCGCCGGAGACACACTCCGCGCCAGCCGTCAATGGGGGCTTTCATGAAAACGCGCCAATAGCGGGCGCTTTCCGCCCGCCGTAGGCGGTACGGGAACTTCGTACACGCCCATACTGGCGTTGCCGGATCGCTGATAAAACTTTCGCTTGCCAACGAAAACTTGATGTTGTATGTTTGCAATTCCTGCACAACAAACACACGGGAGTGAACATGCAGATCAAGGACCAAATCCGAGCTCGCCGCGAGCAGCTTGGAATCAGTGTCCAGGAGTTGGCAAAGAGGGTTGGCGTGTCAGGGCAGGCAATTCGTCACTGGGAGAGTGGTCGCAGCTTCCCAGGAAAATCAAAAGCCCCCTCAGTCGAGGCAGCACTTAGCTTCACGCTCGACTGGACGGAGGGCCGCAAGGCCACTGCGGCACAACCGCAGATGGCCTCACTGATTGAGCAAGGGGACATCGACCTCCTGCTTCTTCTGTGTAGGCTACCGGCGCCCTACAAGGCGCTGTTGACGGGGCTGGCCCAGGCGCAGCTTGACGCGATCGTTGGAGGGAGGAAGCCGTTTATCTCAACCCAACCAGAGCTACCCAAACAGGCCTTCAGCCGGAAAGAACGAGCATCAAATGCTGTCGTACAACACTCACCCAAATCTGAGCAACGTGGTCGACCTCGCAAAAAGGCGGCCTGATCAGAACATCGTTGAGAGCTTAAGGAGCTCGCTCGAGGACGCCGAGAAAGGCCTCATCGTCGGGCTCGTCATTGCAACTCACTACGGCAGCAGTGAGTTTGGTTATGCAGGAGCAGGAACGCTGGTGAATAACCCGGCCCTCGGGCTTGGTGCAACTTTCCGCTTGGCGCAGAAATTGTTGTAGGGCCAACATTCTGTGATAAACTGTCCGCCGAAACATACCCACCTGGTAGATGTGGGCCGCTTCGGCGGACAACTCCTGGAGCATGCTGCAGCTCTTAATCTACCGAAGCAGATAGCCCTGGACACGCGGGCGAAAAAGAGAAGTGGGGCTGGGTGGAATCCCTAGCACTATCACTTTGCCCGGGGTTCATTGCCCGCAGCGCGAAGTCCCGGAGTGGCCGGGCGGGCAAAGTGATGGTGAGGTCTTGGGGCGTGGGTTGGCAATGTGCCCCTGTGCAGCCAACATCTGTCCCGGCACTTATGGCGCCTGATGAGGATGTAACGCATCCGAAACCGGAAGGTCGCGCGGAGTTCCCACTGCCGGGGAATAACTGGGGAACCAGGGGGCACGCCCCAAGCCCTTACCATCAACTATCACGCATGCGGGCTGGAAATAAGGCAGCTGCGCCATCCCTGGTGGCGCTCATTTGCACACCTCGCCAGAGGGATGTTTGCCGAGTATTCTGGTCTTGCAGCCCGCAGCCGTGATGGTGGTTGCGCAGTTCGCCCCCGGCATGAGGACACGATCTTCAGTGGCCACACCCCCTAGAGTGAGACGACGGCAGCCAGCATCAACCCGTGCATAGCACCCGAGGTCGTCACCCACCGTCGGCCGACTGAGAACCCGCTCCGGCGGGTTTTCTTTTGCGCGCTCACAAAGTTTTTTTCAAACCTTGTGTTGTGCCGCCAACCTTTTGTTGGCATAATCACCTCAACACTTTAGGAGGTGATTCGTGATCCACTGGTTATGGCTTTTGCCCGCAATTCTCTTGTCCGCTTCCGCGGGCCTTGTCATCTGCGCGCTTGCGGTTGCCGCCCGCAGCCAGGATGAAATTGAAGATCTGATTGACGGCCAACCTGGCTGCGTCTGCCAACACGAGGCTGTCTGCTCGAAGCAGGCCGATGCGCGTTGAGGTGCCAGCATTGCGGCCACCTCGACACAGATGTGCTCGAGACGCGCAACCTGATGCGCGGCACCGTTGTTCGTCGCCGCCGCGGATGCGGTCACTGCGGTGAGTCATTCGCCACCTACGAGATTGACGGCGGCATCTGGGGCACCGTAAAGAAATGGGCCCTGGGCGATCGCGCAAAGGCCCTCGACAAGAAGCATGCCCTGAGGCGACGCGATGGCGACATCGTCGCCATGATCAAGGCGGGCTACGCCTTCAAGGACATTGGCAACAAGTTTGACCTCACGGTCGGCTCGATCTGCTACGTGGCCAAGAAGGCCGGGCTGCCGAAGCGCCGTGACCAGCACAAGGCGCCTGCTGCAAGTCCATGGGCGGGGTTGCTGTGAGATACGCAATCCGCCAGGTCAACACCCGGGACCCCGAAGTCTCTGCGCTGCTGATCCGAATGCAGCGCGAGTGCCTTCCTGGTGACACACCGCTGCCGCCACACACCGGCTACTGGTGGATCGCGTACTCGGAGACCGGCGAGCCTGCCGCCTTTGCATCCATGAAGGCCAGCATGCGCTGGGCTGAGACAGGCTACCTATCTCGCTCCGGCGTCCTGCTGCATCACCGCGGCCGCGGCCTGCAGAAGCGACTCATCCGAGTGCGCGCACGCAAGGCCAAAGAAATCGGATGGCTCTGGTTGCTGTCCGACACATCCGAAAACCCCGAGTCCTCCAACTCACTCATCTCGTGCGGCTTCAAGATGTACGAGCCGCGCGAGCCATACGGACTCAAAACCTCGCTCTACTGGAGAAAAAAACTGTGAGAAAAAAATCGAACTACAAACCCAAGGGCGTTCGCCTGGACAACATGAGCTGGATCAAGGCTGGCTTCAAGCCAGTCGGCAGCGTGCCCAAGGCTGGCGTTGGCCTGAAGCTCGCCAACATGGCAGCAATGGACGCGATCATCAAGGGCGACGGCACCGGCGATTACTCGCACACCATGCGTGAGGCGTTTGAAATGGCTGTGTGCCTGCCAAAAATCAATCCAAAGCTGGGCGCCGACTGGCTGCCTGAATTAGAGGCCGCCAAGGATGCTGCCTACGCCATGCACGACCGCGGCGAACGCACGGGCCGCTTCCTGTTTACTGGCCTGGAGATGCAAGCCGTCAAGCAAGGCATGGAGGTCCACACCCAACAGCTCGAGGAATGCACAGTCCAGGAGATGGAGCGCGCCATTCTCCTGGTAGTTACAACGAAGAAAAAGGCAATGGCCGTTAAGGAGGCTGCATGAACGAGCAAGAACGCGAACTCGACCTCCTGGTCGCGGAACTGGAGCAGGAGAACCGCCTTCTGCGAGCACGCAACGAGCGCCTGGAGCGCGAAGCCCTTGCGGCGCCTGTGCAGGAGCCTGTGGTGTGGAGGTGGCATCAAGCCCCCGTCAAAACTGCGTGGGGTCACGAGATGGTTGTGGCCGATCTCGCCATCGACAAGGACCACACGGTGTCAATCTACTGTGAGCGCGACCAGAAGGCAAAGGTCGAAGCCATGTTCACCACCCCACCCGCAGCACAGCCAGCACCTGTGCGAGAGGATTGGGGGCCGGGACCGCATGAGCATCACAGCCTGCCACCCGCACAGCCAGCGTCTGTGCAATTTATTGATCGAATGACTATTGACAGCACCAATGAGCTAAACCGACCCGCAGCACCTGTGCAGAGGCCTGTATGGGACGCCTGCGCGCCGCTTGTAATGACGCCGCACCCTGCGTTTGCCACCCCGCCCTCAGCACAGCCATGCCCAACCTGCGAGGCACTTGCCCGCACTGTGATGATGGATCAGACGGCGCACGACGCCGCTCCTGCAGCACAGCGGCAGTGGGTCGAGCTGACGGCGAAGGACAAAAAAGAACTTTGGAACGCTGGCGTGAATGAGTGGGCCATCTTGATGGTCGAGAGCAAGTGCAAGGAGAAAAACCAATGAGCGAGAAACCTGACGCTTACGCAAGCGAAGACGCAACAGAGAAGCTGCTGCGTCAAAGCAAACTGCCGGAGCCTTTGCGCCTTGCCGAACACTTGGAGCAAACAATGCAGTGGCCTCTGCACGGCAAGGCCGCGGACTGCCTTCGCAGTCTGTACGAAGAGCTCGAAGCCACCAACCGGCAGGTGGAAATCCTGAGCGATGCGCTGTCTGAGTCACGACGCGAGATTGCAGCAATCATGCAAGCCATCACAGACCCAGAGAACCAGCCATCGCAGTTTGGCACGGTGACGATGGCGCACATGCAGCGTGAGGTTGCAGCCGAGCGTGAGGCATGCGCGAAGGCGTGCGATGAGGTCGATAAGGAAAGCCAGAGCCAATGGCCCAAGCGCTTGGCAACAATGATCCGAGCAAGAGGCCAGGCATGAGATGGCTCACCACCCTGCTGCGCCACATCGCGCCGCCAAAACGAACCGTTGACCCCGACTGCAAGCACTGCCGAGGCACGAGCTACGACGCGTCGGGATACACATGCACCTGCGTTAAGGAATTGAAATGAACCACTTGTGGTACGACCCTGAAAACAACCAAGACGCGCCGATCGTCTGGTCAATAAACAGTTATCAATCAGGCTGGGCCGCGGAGCAGCGAGGCGACCGCTGGGCCGTTTGCTACCAAACCAACGAAGTGATGCGCCTGGGTGCCGATGGCGCGCTGAGTATTGGCCAGTCTGAGCCGTATTGGTTCACCACCAGAGAGTGGGCTGAGTTGTGCGCCGCCCGCCTCAATAGTTTGGACACTGCGTTTGGCCGTGGGCCGGACACCATGTTTCTGAACTCGGCAGGCTGTCTTGGAATCGGCACATCCTCGCCCGCGTTCCGGTTTGAGATCCGCAACGGACAGGGCTGGGAGGCTCAAACCTTGGTGGCGATCGATCAGCAAGGTGTGGTCAAGCGCTTCAACCTGCCCGCGCTGGCCATGATCTGGTGGCGCAGTACCACCGCCTACCGCGTGTGGCGCGTCCTGATGTGGGGAGAAAAGGCATGACCGACGAGCAACTCGAAGCCGCAGCACGCAAGCTGTGCGAGATCCGCGGCATTGATGCTGAAAAGCGAGTAGCGGCCGACGCCGGTGGATGCGATGTCTATATGACCGAGCCAGCATGGCTGCAGGCTTCGAGGGAAGTCATCGCCTTCCACCAGGTCGCTCGGGCCGTCGACTTCGCTCTAGGCGGGGAGCAATTCCCATGAGCGAAGAGCGCGACTTTGCCGCCGTTTTGCGGCTGCGATCCAGGGCCATCAAGGCCGTGGCCGCACAGAGCTACGACCAACCTCTGCGCGAGGTGATGTACCAAACCGCCTTTGTGCTCGACGAGGCCGCCGCCGAAATCAAAGCCCTTCGCGCGCGCATCGCACAGCTTGTGCCAAATAACCCTCAATAATTGTCGGGCTTTATTTTTTGTTTGCGCGCCAACCTTTTGTTGGCATAATCGGGGTGTCTGTTTAGACGCATCGCAACAACCAAGCACTTCAGGAGTTACCCCCGTGATTGAAGACCTCACCCCCGCAGACATTGCGGATTCCGACGTTCAGACAGCACTCGTGCCAGTCGAGCAACGCGCCGCCCTCGCCCTTGCGAGCACTAAGACCGAAGAGCACCTCCTGGCTCTCGCGACAAAGCACCAGACCATCACGCTGGTCAAAGACAAAGCCGGCCGAGAGCAGGCTCACAACGCCGCCATGGAGCTGCAGCGCGCCCGCACAACCATCGAGAAGACAGCCAAGGCTGCACGCGATGACGCGACCAAGTTCTCAAAGGCCGTGATCGCCGAAGAGAAGCGCTTGATCGCCATCACGCAGGCAGAAGAGACCCGCCTGTTCGCCGTGCGTGACGCATGGGACGCCGAGCAAGAGCGCATCCGCAAAGAAAAGGCCGAGGCCGAAGAGCGTCGCGTCAACAACATCCGCGCCGCCGTTGACAGCATTCGCGCCATTCCCGGCAACTTGCTGCGCGCAACATCCGCTCAGCTGACAGAGGCAATTGACAGCCTGCGCCTGCTGGAGATCGACGGCTCGTACGAAGAGTTTGCGCCCCACGCCGAGCAGGCCAAGGTTGACTCGCTCGCCAAGCTGGCAGAGCTGCGCACCGCCGCGGATGCCGTTGAGGCTGAGGCTGCGCGCATGGCCGCTGAGCGCGCCGAGCTCGAGCGCGTTGCCGCCGAGCAAGCTGCCCAGGCCGCAGAGCTGGCCCGCCAAGTGCGCGAGCTGCAAGAAGCCAATGCCCGCGCTGCCGCTGAGGTGGCCGCCGCAGCCCAGCGCGCCATCGACGAAGCCAACGCCAAGTCCAAGCGGGAAGCCGCTGAGCGCGAGGCATTCATGGCCCAGCAGCGCGACGCGTTCGAAGAAGAGAAGGCAGCTGCACAGGCTCTGCTCGACGACCAGCGCCGCAAGCTCGACGAAGAGCTGGCAGCCGTAGCCAAGGCCCAGGCCGAACAAGCTGCAGCTGCGGCCGCAGAGAAAGCCAAGCGCGACCAGGAAGAGCGCGCCGCTCAGTTGGCCAAGCAGGAAGCCGAGCGCGCAGCCCGTGAAGACGAGGCCCTGGCATTCGCATCACGCGTCGTTGCCGTTGTCGCCGAGGCCTTTGAGATCGATCCCGAAGAGGCCGAGGAGTACATCCAGCGCGCCGCCGAAACACTGAGCGCAAAGGTGGCCGCATGAAGCTCTACAACCCATTCAAGCCGCACTTTTGCCAGTTTGGAGATAGCCGCTTTGGCATGCGCAAGCTCAGCGTTTTTGCACCCGGCTGGACTTACCTCGACACAAACGACATGCGCTACTGGAGGGAAAGCAAGTACGACGGAAGCCGCCACACAGATTTGGCCGCGCTCAAAAGGCTGGTCGCAGATCGCACGGAATCAATCCAACGCGCCAAGAACGCAAAAAAATCCTGGAGAGTTTTATGAGCAACGCACTTGCACTCATCACTGGCGACATCTACGCCAGCCGCGACGCATTCGAGTCGGTGCTGGCTGATCGCAACATCAATTTTGACCGCGAGGCCGAGTTTGCCATTCAGGTGCTGTCACAAAACGACTACGCCATCAAGATCGCCCAGGGCAATCGACAGTCGGTCATCAACGCGGTGACCAACATTGCGGCCATCGGCATCTCACTGAACCCGGCAAAGAAGCAGGCGTACCTGGTGCCGCGCGACGGCAAGATCTGCCTGGACCTGAGCTACATGGGCCTGCTGGATCTGGCAACAGCCACAGGCTCGATCAAATGGGCCAAGGCGGCTGCTGTGCATGCCAATGACAGCTTCGCCCTGAACGGCTTTGATAAGCCGCCAGAACACCGCTACGACCCGTTCAGCAAGGATCGGGGCGATGCCGTCGGCGTGTACGTCGTGGTCAAGACCGCTGACGGCGACTACCTGACCGAGGCTATGAGCGCCGACGAGGTCAACGCCATTCGCGATCGCTCCAGTGCATGGCGAGCCTGGGTCGACAAAAAGCGCTCATGCCCCTGGGTCACCGACTGGTCTGAAATGGCCAAGAAGACCGTGATTAAGCGCGCATACAAGCTGTGGCCAAAGACCGACCGCCTGGATGAGGCCATCCACCACCTCAACACCGATGGCGAGGAAGGCCTGGCGCACGCACCCACAACCGCGCCCATCGTGTCCGAGAAGCCAATCTTTGATCGCGTCGCGTGGATCGAGAAGGTCACCAAGGCAGCCAACGTCGATGAGCTCGCAACCGTCTGGCGCACCGGAACTAAGGCTGCGAGCGATGCCAAGGATCGCGATGGCTACGACGCCTTCAAGAAGGTTGTGAATGCACGCAAGGCGACGCTCGAGGGTAAAGCTGACGCAACCGATGCAGAAGTTAAAGAAGGGGCGCAACCATGATTGCCACCACGAGTATTCAAAACTATCGAGAGCACCGAGACAGCGGGAAGCTCGGCACGCAAGCGAAGGCTTTGCTGAATTTCATTCAAAGCATGCCGGCCGGAAAAGACATCAGCCGGCTTGAGCTCGCAGAGGCTGTTGAGATGCGCCTGTCAAGTGTGTGCGGGCGCATCAATGAACTGATTGCTGCAGGCCTGATCGCGCCATCCGAAAACCGCAAGTGCGGCGTTTCGGGAAAAACAATCTGCCCAGTCAAGGCTATCAACAATCAGCTGGAGGCTGCATGAGCGACATCATCGAACAAGGAAGCGCAGAGTGGTTTGAGCTGCGCCGCGGCCTGGCCACAGGCAGTCACTTCGCAGAGGTCATGGCCGCCGGCCGTGGCGGCGCAGAGGCAACTGGCCGCCGCAACTACCGCATGCGCCTGGCGCTCGAGATCGTCACCGGCAAGGTGGCCAAGAGCACGTTCAGCGGCAACGCGCACACCGAGCGCGGCAAAGAGCTCGAGCCGTTTGCGCGCATGGCCTACGAGTCCATCACTGGGCACATCGTCGAGGAAGTGCCTTTCATCAAGCACAACTTCCTCAGCTGCGGCGTGTCGCCTGACGGCCTGATCGGCACCGAGGGGATGGTCGAATTCAAGTGCCCTATCCCTTCCATTCACTGGGACTACCTGCAGCTCGATGGCAAGCCGCCGGCTGAGTACAAGTGGCAGGTCTACGGCGAGATGTGGATTGCCAACCGCAAGTGGAATGACTTTGTCTCCTACTGCGAAGACATGCCCGAATCCCTGCAAACGCACATTACCCGCGTCCACTGGGACGACAGCATCATCGCCGAGCTCGACGCCGGCGTGTCCAAGTTCCTGGCTGAGGTCGCAGTGACCGTCAAGGAAATTCAGCAACTCGCAACACAAAAAGCAGCATGAAAAATTCAATCGCCACCACCATCATCGCCACCCCGTTCGCTATTGCGCTTATTGGCTTGCTGGTCATCCAGCAGGCCTGGGCGATCAGCGTTCTGTGGGGTTGGTTCATTGTCCCGCTCGGCCTGCCGGCGATCGGTATCGCCGCGGCCATCGGTATCTCCGTGACCATGTCGGCGATGCGCGGACACCGCAAAGGCCCAGACGATAAGGGCTGGAAGTCAATCGCAATGGCGGTTCTGCAACCGTGGCTTTGCCTTGCCATCGGCTGGATCGCAAAGCAGTACGTTTAAGGAATCATCATGCACCTTCGCGACGATCATCCCCGCGTCCGCGCATCGGACCCCATCACCAGCTTCATGGCCGCCGACTCGGCCAAGGAGCTCGCCAAGCACCACGCAAACGCGATCTTGCTGTGCCTGAGCACCGTGGGCCCACTCGGCAAGGACGGCATCGCCAAGCACACCGGCATCGACGGCGTTGCTGTGTGCCGGCGCCTGCCAGAGCTCGAGCGTGACGGCCACGCAAAGCCCACGGGCAAGCACGTCAGCTCAGCCTCTGGCCGCCAGGAGCGCGAGTGGGCAAGCACAGCATGGCTGGAAAGAATCTGAGCCATGCAGACGCCATCCTGGAGCACCTGGTTCAACTGGCCAGGACTCCTGGGTGGAAGGCCTACGCCTGGGGCGCAGCCAAAGAGTTCGAATCCATCAACCCCTATGACCTGCAGGGAATGCAGGAAGCACTAAAGCAGCGAATGACCGCTGAGAAAGCACCACAATGAAGTTGGCAGTAATCGGGACAGTGACCGCTGTTCA